GCGGCTCGCGGGCACGGCGCCATCGCATCACCGGCGAGGTGCAGTTCGTGCTCTGGAATGCCGGGGAGCGTGGCCACGCCGAGGACTACTGGCACCGGATGGATGAATCGCATTGGCCCGGATTCCAGCCCGCCCCCACCGACGGCGAGGGGAAGCGGTGAGCGATCCCGCCATCATCAACTTTCTGAGCGGCCTTGTCGGGCTCGCCTTCATCGCTCTCGCCATCTCTGGCATGAGGAGACGTAAATGACTGACCCCCACCACGCCGAGACCGCGAGCGGGCTGCTGCCGAAACCGTCTAAGCCGGTTCGCATGCTGCGCGCCTGCCGAGAAGCCGTGCACAACACCCTGACGCCGGTGGCTGGTCCTGAGCTACTGGCCCAGAATCCCACACTGGCGCTTGATATCGCCGATGAGGTGCTGACCGCCTACTTCAAGGTCGAGGAGGAAGGATGACCACAGACATCAGCACCCCCGCCGTGCGTAGCGGCGAGGTCCGTGAGAAGCTCCACCGCTGGGCCTTCGCGCATGAATACTACGCCAACGCCTACGTCGATCCCGCAGCGCCGTTCCCTGACCTGAAGCCGGCACACGACGATTGCATTCGCGCGCTGCAAGAGGGTGCGCTCCTGATCATCCAGTACCTCAACGGCGAAGTGCGTAGCGGCGAGGTCGATGCGCGGGGGCTGGAGGCGGCGAAGGACTTGGTCATCGCTACGGCACGGAGGATCAACAGCGGCCCCTACGAGGACGTGCGGATGACCGGCGCGCTCGCTGCGCTGGATGCTGCCCTGACCGCCACCGACGGCGGGGATGGGGATTCCAACGGCAACCAGAAAGCAGAGGATGTAAGCCATGGCGCTATTCTTCCGGTGCAAGTGCGGGTCGCTCAACATCCAGACGCGGAAGGAATGCACCAGTTGCGGCAAGCCGAGGCCGCGCAAGCCGAAGCTAGTCAGCGTGAGGATCAACACGATCCGGACAGGGCGGCAAAGGAAGTAGCGAGCCCCGACACCGCGGGCGGGGATGGGGTGGAGATCACGGAGGAGATGGTCGAGACAGCGGCGATGACCTACGACACGACGCCGATAGATCCCAACGAGCGACACGGGCAGGGGCACCGTCGCGCCATGCGTAGCGCCTTGGCAGCAGCCCTGCGGCACGCGCGGAGGACTGAGCGGGACCAGGCATGGACCGCTACCTGCCTCCGTCGCCTCATGGAGGCCGCTGGCGAATCGTGGGCCGACTGGTGTGACGCCGACATCGGGGAGATGGTCGCGCACGTTGAGGGACTGGCTCAAGCGAGCGAGGAAGCCGAGCGGCTGCGGTCGATCATCCAGCGAGCAGCCGATGAGATCAGCGAGGCTCTGGCGTGGGCGTGGGATGCTCGGCCCGAGACGTTGGTCGGCTGGTGCAAGCAACTGGCCGCAGACCGGAGGCACGCGCGGGGGGTGGGGGATGCGCCCGAGATCGGCCCCGCTCATGCACTACTCAAGCGCATCGCCCAGGCTTCGTACCGAGACGAGACAGGCGCGATGGTGGTGGCGCTCGACGAGATCGAGGGCGACATCGTGCTCCTGGAGACAGCACTGAGGGCGCGCGGGGGGGTGGGGGAGAAGTCGTGAGCGGACTCTCCGCCTGCAAGCGCAAGCAGCGCTACGCCGACCAGCCGAGCGCGATCAACGCCGCCGCCAAGATCCTACGCTCGGGCAACGCCACGTACCTGCGCGCCTACCGCTGCACCTACTGCGGCTGCTACCACCTCACCAACACCAAGCCGGCGACGTCGCCGAAGGATGCCGCCCATGCCTGAGCCCTGGACCTGTCCGGAGTGGATGCGCAGGTATGCCCCCTGCTTCACGATGATCGAGGATCCGACCGTCGCCGAGATCGAACGGCACATGAACATGCCGGACAAGCTGGAGACGGCGGTCGCCGTCAAGGTGGTGACCGTCGCCGCTCAGGTCGCACTGCTCAAGCGCCTCATGCTCGACGGCCTGCTGCTGATTGAGAACCCCGAGGCGCCGCCGAAGCCGAAGGCCAAGCGGGTCAAGCCGGCGAAGAAGAAGCGCCGCCGGCGCTAGTCGTCGGCCTTCGCCACCTCGGGGAAGCTCTGATTGATGCCGTCGAGGAACTGCCGCGCCAGCTTGCCGACCTCTTCGCGCGACATGCCCGCGCGCTTCGCCTTGGCCACGCGCTGGCTGGCGCGATCGAGGGCGCGCGCCCGGCCGAGCACCGTGGCGTTGGCCGCGGCGAACTGCTGCCGCGCCGGGCCTTCGAGCCGCTCGAGCGCCGCCTGCAGCTGGTTGGCCGCCGACGTCGCGCGGTCGAAGACCATGAGCGGGTCGACACCGTTGGCGTAGTCGCGCATGGCCTTGGCCAGCGCCTCGCGCTCCGTGCCGCTGCGCGCCTGCCAGTAGCTGCGCGACATCTCCCCGATCTGCTGCGCCGGCTTGCCCTGCGGGCGGCCCTCGCGCTTCTCCTCGGCGAGGAAGCGCTGGACGTCCGCCTGGTCGGAGCCGGCCCCCTCGCGGACGATGCCGACCAGCGACTGGCCCAGGCGCTTGGCCGCGCCCGGCCGGTCCTCGCGCGGCAGGTCCGACGCCTGCATAGCCAGGGAGCCAGCGATGCCGAGGTGCCCGCGGATGAGGTGATCGACCACCCGGGCGTCGGCGCCGGTGATCCACTGCCCCACCTGGCCCAGGCCGCTGGCGTTCTTGGTGCCCTTGCGCTGCTCGACCGGGAGCTCCCGCTCGTAGTGCGGGACGATGTCGCGGTTGGTGAAGGTGCTGCGGTTGAGGGCGATCTCGACCTCGGTCTTGAGTGGGCCGACCAGCGCCGCGTCGTCGACCGGCAGCAGCGCGCGCGCCAGACTGCCGGCGTGGCCCTCGAACGCCTGAGCCGTGGCCTCCGAGGCGCTCTTGCCGTCGCGGACCATCAGCACCGTGGCGTCCACCGCGCGCTCGGCGCTGGCCGCGGCGACGCCGTAGGTGAACGGCTTGGGGATCGAGAGCCAGATGCCGGCCGCCACCTTGATGTTCCAGAAGAAGTCGCGCCGCCACGCCGGCAGGTTGCGGTACTCCTCCTCCTCGTCCTTGCCGCCCATCGCCGCCAGCAGGTAGCACGCCAGCGACGGCGCGAGGGCGTAGGCGCCCCAGCGCGCCGCAGTGCGCCCCGGCGCCCGGCCGACCGCCCGCGCCTCGGCCGCGAGGCCCTGGATGCTGGCGTTGAGGAAGGGCACGAACTGGTTGATGACGCGGATGGCGTTCCCGGCCACGGCGAAGTCGATCAGCTGGCGCGAGCGCAGCGCGGCGATCAGGCGCGCATTGTACTCGTCGAGCCCCTTGCCCCGGGCCTCGCGGTACGCCGCGTTGAACTCGTCGACCCGTCCGCGGAGCTCGCTGCCACGGATCCACCGGCCGTACGCGCCGCCGGCCTTCGCCAGGCTGGTGATGACCACGCTGCGGTCCTGCGCGAGCTCCTTGGTGCGCTTGGCGAGCTCGCGGTGCCAGTCCTTCGGGCCGCTCAGGTAGTGCCCGGCGAACGCGCCGCCGGCCATCATGGCGAGCGCGCGGTCCTGGTCGGTCTGCCCGCTCAGGCCCGGCAGCTGCTGGCGCAGACGGCGCGCCGCGCCGGCGAGGCCACCATCCCGCACCTGCGACACGATCAGGCGCGAGATGGAGTCGCGGATTCGGTTGCGGATCGCAAAGGGCGGGGTGTTGACGATCAGGTTGCGCAGCACCCGGCCGGGGATGGTCAGCGCGTTGAGGAACGGGCCCAGCTTGGTCACCTGGCCCCAACCCTTGAGCGCCTTGAGGACGTGCTCCTCGAACAGCCAGTGCTCGGCCTGGCCGTCGCGGAAGACGGCGATGGCGTCCTTGGTGCCCTCGCGCACCTTCTGCCCGATGCCGGCGAGGAGCGGCTGCTCGCCGCTGTGCATGCCGCGGCGCACCTCGAGCAGGTCGACGAACGAGCGCAGCGCCTCGTTCCGGTCGGCCTCATAGAGGACCTTGGCCGTCTGGTCGAGCAGGTTGGCGAAGGGGTTTTCCAGGAAGCGGGTCGATCCCTTGAATGCCTTGACCGGGTCCTTGGGCGAGCCGATCCGGCGGCCGGTCGAACGCAGCCCGTCGAGGCCCTCCTCGGCGGCGCGGTGCATCGCCACATAGTACTCGTTCTTGGCCTTGATCGCCTCGTAGTGATCGGGCGCGAGCCGGCCCTTCTCCACCGCGTAGCGCAGCACGGCGTCCGCCCAGGCGCGGTAGCGCTTGGCCCCCTCCTCCATGCGCGCGTGGCGCACCGGATCCGACGCGATCGCCGCGAGGGCCTCCTGCGCCTGCTCGGTGTCGGAGAACACCCCGCCGCCGGTGCCGGCCAGCCGGCCCTTGATCGCCTCGGCCGCCCGGCGCATGCGCGCCGAGCCGCGCGCGAGGATCATCATGCGCGCGGTGTAGCGCTTCCGCGCCGTCTCGCGCAGCCGCTCGACGTCCTTGGCCAGGTCCTCGCCTAGGCCCTGCTGCGCCTGGTCGACGCGCTCGAGCACGGCCACCAGGTCCTTGGCCAGGGCGTCGCCGCGCTTGGCCAGCGCCTCGCGGGCGGTGGAGATCCGATCGCCCACCGCCTTGCGGCTGCCCTCGGCGAGCTCGTCGACCCGAGCCAGGTCCTTGTCGCCCTTGGCGATGGTGCCCTCGGCGCGCTCCTGGACGTCCCCGACTGCGTCCACGGCCTTGCCGGTGCGCCGGCTCTGGCGGGCCAGCCGGGCGCGGTTGGCCGCCTCGGCGGCGTCGGCGGCGTTCTGCTCCGCGGCGTAGGCGGCGGCGATCTCCTGGGCGCGCTTGGCCAGGCTCTCGGCGACCGTGGCGTCCAGCTGCGCGGCGCGCTCGACCACGCGCTGGTTGACCATGTAGTGCCCGAGGTCCGCCAGGTCCTTGGCGACCGTGGCCTTGGACCGCGCATCCACCCAGCCGGTCAGCCAGTCGATGCCGCCCTCGACGCCCTCGGCGCGCTCGAGGCGCGCGTCGACCATGCCACGGTCGATGATCGCCTGCTGCTTGTCGTAGATGCCGCCCAGGAGGCGGATGAGCACCTCGGGGTCGCGCTCCGGCGGGAGCTCGGGATCGCCGCCCAGGCGGGCGCGCTCGCCCTTGGCGAAGCGGATGCCCTTGATGACCGGCGCCAGCGCGTCGAGCGTCTCGGCCTTGAGCCGGTCCCACGCCGTCACCCGGAAGCCGTCGGCCCCGGCCATCAGGTCCTTCACGCCGCGGGAGAACGTCTCCAGCGGCCCCGGGCCGGTGTCGCCCAGGTCGCGGATGTTGGCCTTGCCGCGCTCCTCGGCCGGAAGCCCGGCCCAGCGGCGCACCTCGTCGCCGAAGTCGCGCAGCTTGGCGCGCACGTCCTCCGGCAGCAGCGCCTGGACGTGGGCGGTCAGCAGCGGCGCCGCGCGCTCGGTGGCCTCCGGGTTGAACATCCACGCGCGCAGGTACTCGGCCATGCCCTCGGCACGCCGGTAGTTCTGCGCCTGCGCCTCGGTCATGCCCAGCCGTGGCGAGGAGCCGAACGGCCAGAACTTCACGAGCTCGCCGTCGAACAGCGACGCGCGGCGCTCCACCACGGGGTTGAGGGCGCCACTCCCATCGGGGAGGTCGGCGCTCTGGAAGTCCGCCAGCAGGCCGTTGGCGTCGTCCGTCCAGTGCGCGAGCTCGTGCGCCGCCACGTCGAGGTCGCCCGACTGGCGGATGATCAGGCCGCCGGACTTGGGATCGTAGTAGCCGCCGGCTCCGCGCGGGGTCTTGGCGCGACGCACCTGTGCGCCCAGCCACTCGCCGGCGTCGCGGATGATGTCCGGCAGCTTGCGGTCGGCGGAGCCGCCCGGGAGCGGCGCCACCGGCAGGCGCCCCAGGGCCACCTGGTAGCGGTCGAGCGTGCGCTGGACGGTGGCCTGCACCCCGTCGCCCGGCTCCTCGGGGCGCACAGCGTCACCCTGCCGATCCTTCCCCTCGGAAGTGGGTGGGGTAGGCTCAGCGGTGCCCGTGCTCTGGGGGAGCCGTCCCGGGGCCTCGCTGCTGGCCGCGCCTGTAGTACGGCCGGCAGGGGCACCCTTCTTGGTGAACGCGGTGAGCAGCCAGGTCTTGGCCGTTCCGTTCCACTCCAGGCGCACCGCCGCGCGGTAGGTGCCGTCGTCCAGCTGGATGCGGTTCGCGGTGCGGCGCACCACCGGCAGGCGGCCGACGATCTCCTGCAGGTTCTCGACCACCTCGGGGTGGTGCGCCTCGAGCTTGGCCAGGCCGTAGCCGGTGTCGTCGTCCTGGCCGGGCTCGCCGTAGACCAGGTCGATGTCGCCGAGCTCGGGATGGTGCAGCGCGGCGATCGCCTCGCCCGAGCGCTGCTTGCGCAGCGCCGCGACCGCGCCCTTGGCATCGTGGCGGTGCTGGCGCAGCAGCGGGCCGCCGTCGACCAGCGAGCGCTCGGCCTCGCCGGGGACACGCTCCGGGGACGCCTGGGCGTCGCCACCGGCGGACGGTTCACGGCCCAGGCGCCGGATGCGCGCGAACGGCACGTCATCCCACGGCGCCGCCGCTTCGCGCTTCGACGGGCCGCCCTGCGTCTCGGGGGCCGCCTCCTCCTGGATCGCCTCGCGCTCGACGATGTCCGCGCTGGCGTCGCGGTCGCGCCGCGCCTCCTCCAGAATCGCCTGGCCGCGCCGGCGCAGGAACTCGCCAGCGGCACCGCGCGGCGCCCGGCCCTCGCGCAGCGCCTTGGCGGCGCCCTGGACGGCGCTGGTGCTGCCGCCGGCCTTGGTGAACTCCTCGAGCCACGGCGAGGTCCCCAGGCGCTTCCGGTAGCGGAAGGGCATGCCCATGTCGCCGATGGTGCGCTGCGTCGGCCGGATGCCGCCAACCTCGTCGACCGCGCCGAGGCCGCCCTCGAGCGCGTCGGCGAGCTCCGTCCGGTCCTCGGGGGTCAGCGCGTCGAGCGACCACGACCGCGGCGCTCCCGCGCCAGCAGCCACTCGATCTCCCGCCGGAGCTCCGGCATCGCCAGCAGGTTGGTCGCCACCTGTCGCCAACGGGTCGGCCGCCGGCGCAGGCGCGCCAACGGCTGGCCGCTCGCCAGCGCCGGCTGCGGGTGGTGCTCCTTGGTCGGCTGGGCCACGGCTGGGCTCCTGGGGCTGGATGCGGAGGGCCTCGCGCAGGCGCGGGCTGGTCGGCACCGGCTGGTCGTCGGCGATCGCCTCCATGGCCACGCCGTAGCGGCGCTGCCGCTCGGCCGCCGCCGCCTGGCGCAGGCTCGCCGCCTGCGGCTTGCCGATCGCGCCGCCGGCGCGCTGCGCCTCGATGGCCTCGAGCGCCTCGCGGTACTCGGCCTCGATCGCCTGGCGCGCCTCCTGGGTGCGGGCGAAGCGCGCGCGCTCGGCAAGATCGGGCACAGCTTTTGGCGCCAGATTATTACGCGGATTTATATCGTCCTGCCTGGACTCGACTTCCGGAGGCTGGCCGGATTCATTTCCGACAGCCTCGGTAATCGGCGGCGCCGGCTCCGGCAGCCCGTCGGTGGCGAGCAGGCCGCGCAGAACCCGCGCCTCCTCGGCGGTCAGCCGCTCGACGGCTGCGGCGATCTCCGCCTGGCGGTCCTCGGCAGGCGGCGCGCCGGTGTCGGGACGGCTCAGCGGGTAGGCGCGGCGGAACTCGTCCTGCACCTGCGCCGCGGCGATCTCCCGCGCTCCCACGTGGCGCGGTCCTGGGCCGGCGGCGGGATCGTCCACCGGCAGCGTCTCCGCCGGCCGCGAGGGATCGACGACCATCTCGCCCGCCATCTCCGGCGAGCCGAGGCGCGCCGCGGCGGCGCCGGCCGCCTGCTCGAGCTCCGCGCGCTCAGCCCGCGCCTGCTGGACGCGTCCAGCCGCCACGTTGCCGGCGTCGGTGGCGCCAGCCGCGCCCATGGTCAGCAGCGTCTGCACGGTGGTGTCGCGGGTCAGGGCGTAGAGCGCCTCCGGGGTCAGCGCCTCCGGGTCGATGCCGCCCACCTTGCGGTTGATGGCGTGGAGGAGCTCGGTCGGGAGCTCCTCGAGCGCGAGCTCGTGCCCGGTGCGCTTGGCGATCTCCTTGAGACCATCCCGCAAGCCAGCGCCGAACACCGGCGCCTGTGACTCGAAGCCGCCCAGGCCGACGCGCTGCATGATCGCCGCCAGGAGGCCCTCGATGGCCGCTGCGCGCGTTGCGTGTCCGGCAACCTCCATCCCCTGCAGGCCGGCGTCCCGTGCCTCGGTGATGCCTTCGTTGCCCTCCATGACCATCGGTGCGGCGATCATGCCGGCCGCGCCTGCCGGCGAGGCCAGAGCGGCGGTGATCAGGGAGCGGGTGGCCCCCTGGACGCCGCGCGCCAGCGTGGGCGGGGCGCCCATCTCGGTGGCGGCGCGCTCGACGCCGGCGGCATAGAGCGCCGCCTCGCGCTTGGTGCGGTCGGCCGCGGCGTCCTCGCCGATGATCCGCTGGCCCAGGGCGGTCAGATCCGAGCCCGCGAGGGCCACGCCGCCATGGACCGGCGCCACGATGGCGCTGGCCGGCTGCCGGTCGGCGATCGCCTGCACCACCGCCTCCCGGCTGGGCAACGGGCGCTCGCCAAGGGCGTGCGCGAGCAGCGCTTCATCATCATAGAGCGATGGATGGACGTAGACCGTCGGGTCGGCCTCCGGCGCGTCCGGGACCAGGTCGTCGAGCAGACCAGCCGGGCGCACCGGGAGCGCCGGCGGCGCTGCGTCCTCGGCCGCCAAGCGCTCGTCCGGCACCAGGTCATCGAACAGGCCGGGCATCAGCGCCGTCCGGCGACCGGGCTGGCCGCGGTGCGGATGCGGTTGACCGCCTCCTGCAGGCGCTGGGTGGTCGCCGCGCGCTGGCTGGCCAGCTGCGGGTCGGCGTTCGGGCTGTTGGCCGCGACGTACTCGCTGAGCAGGATCTGGAACTTGCGCAGGGTCTTGGCCTGCTCCGGATCACGGGCTGCCTGCGTCTGCATATGCTGCACGTAGCTCGTCCCCTCCTCCCCCAGGTAGTCCGAGAGCGGCTGGCCGGCGATGTCGGTCTGCAGGTCGATGGCGGGCGCCGGGCGCGCGCCGCCGGGCGGGGCGTGGATGGCGCTGACGGCTTCCTGGACGGTGGCCGCGGGCGGAGCGTCCGGCGCCGCCTGCGCCGCCTGGCGTGCCTGTGCGAACGGATCGGCGAGCGCCGCCTCCAGTGCGGCGGCGTCGGCGCCAGCCGGGACGCCGGCCGGGCGCGGTGCCGGGGCGGCGACGGGCAGGCGGTCCCGCACCTGCGGCGGCAGGCCGCCGAGCGCCGCCTCGAGCTCGCGCGCCTGCAGGTCCTGGTCGAGCAGGCCGGTGACCGGGTTGCGCGCCGCGGTGTTGGCGTTGTGGCGCATGTCCGCCTGCACCCGGGCGATCGCCAGCGCCGTCTCGAGCTCCTGCTCCTCCTTGCTGCGGGCGAGCTCGGCGCGCTTGTGGCCCATCTCGAACAGGTCGCGCGCGCCGCGCCGGGTGTGCTCCATCTCCTCCCGCTCGTCGTGCCGCGCCTCGCGCGCGCGCCGGCGCTCCGTCTCCCGGCGTGCGTGCGGCGCCCGGACCAGTGCCTCGGTCAGCGCGGCCAGGCCGTCGATGACACCACCGGGCACCATGGCGGAGCGCGAGGAGATGCCGGCGACGGCGGACGGGTCGGGGATGGGCATGGCGTCTCCTCAGCGATACGCGCGGTACGAATCGATGCCGGTGCCGGCGGTCTGCATCAGCTGCGAGAGCATCTGCGCATTGTAGAAGCCGTTGGACGGCCCCGTGTAGCGGAAGCGCTGGGCGTCCTCCGCCAGACCACGGTCGTAGAACGCTTGCAGCAGGCTGGCGTAGCGGTCGGCCTCGGCGGAGCGGCGCCCGACGTCCACCTGGCGCTCGGCGAGCGTCGCCAGCGCGCGGTCGTCGTGGTCGCTCATGCCCTGCTGCGCCGCGCCTTCGAGCACGCGCTCGCGCCGGGCAGCGATCACCGGCTCATGGAAGGCTCGCGACGCGCCGGCCCAGCGGGTCGCCATCGGGCCGCTCACCCGGGGGGCGGACTTCCCGCGGGCCACCAGGGAAGCGCCGTCGATGCGGCCAGCGCGCTCGGTGCGCGCCCTGCCGCCGGCAGCGGTGCGCTGCGGCCCCTTCAGTGCGTCGGCGAGCGCCTCCAGGTCGATGTAGCGCTCGGCCGACAACGCGCCCTGCCGGCCGATCTGCCGCGTCTCGTTCTCCTGCGACCGCGCGCCGTAGTGGCGAAAGGCCAGGTCGTAGCGCCCCAGGTTGCGGTTCTGCTCGCGGCTTTCCCCGGCGGCGGCTTGCCCGCCGATGAGCGCTCCGCCCGCAGCAATGGCGGTTCCCCACATGCATCACCCCCAGGAGTAGAGGCCACGGTAGCCCTGGCCCTTGGCGTCTTGGTCGATCTCGAAGCTCCGCGCGCCCGAGCGCAGGGCGCCACCATAGGCGCGGCTCCAGTTGTCGGCGCGCTGGCCACGGATCCCGGCGTACGCATCGGTGAAGCCCACCGCCGTGTCCGCGCGCCGCGCGCCGGCGGCGTTGGAGCTCGCTAGCGCCGCGTACTGCGCCGCCTGCTGCGGGTCGCCGACCAGGTAGGCGCGGCGCAGGGTGCTCAGCTGGTTGGCGTCCGCACGTCGCCCGGCTTCGAGCCGCTGCGCCGCCTGGTCCGCGGCCGACGCGGCGCCCGTCTCGTAGGCGAGTCCCAGGCCGGTCTGCTTCTCGGCGTCGACCGATCCGCCCTTGAGGCCCTTGCGTGCCAGGGCGATGCCGAGATCGCGCTGGCCGGTGGTGTACTGGTGGTCGAGGGTGGCGAGCGCGTCGGCGAGCTCCGCGCCGTAGTCGCGTTCCCGCGCGACTTCGCGCTGGCCATCACCGAATGCCAGGCCGAGCGCTGACAGCGCGCGCCCGCGGTTGGTATCCTCCTCGCCTTGCATCCTGGTCAGGCGGCCGGCGTAGACACGGTCCCGCGCGTCGCGCGCGTTCTCGTCCTCCCAATCCTGGCGCGCCTCGAACGCCTGGCGCGCCTTCTTGTACGACTTCTTGGCGTTGAAGGCGCGGATGATGCCGCCGATCGGGTCGGCGAAGTTCATGAAGCCGTAGCCGGTGTCCGAGCCGAAGGCGTTCTCGCGGATGTGGTCCGACTCCGACATCCCGTCGGTGTAGACGTACCCCTGGTTGGGGGACCGCTCGTCGTAGTACGCCATGCCTCCTCCTATCGCTCAGTGCCAGCCGTTCAGCAGAAGCCCGGAAAACCCTGTCAATACTTGATGCCGATCCGCACCACCGCCGAGGGCTGGACGACATTAAAGGCGTCGCCGCCGTCGATGTTGGTGTTGGTGTCGCCGTTGTCGTTCGTGCCGTTCGTACCCTCCAGCGCACCGTTGGCACCCGCGCCGTAGGCCGCCAAGCGGGTGGCCTTGTGGGTGTGCCGGCCGACCTCGGCCGCGGTCTGGAAGTGCGCCTCCTCACCTACGTAGCCGCCCAGCGTCCGGGCGGTCAGCGCCAGCGAGGCGGTCGCCGTGGCGCCGGTGCCGCCGCCGCCCGAGATCGTCACCGTCGGCGCCGAGGTGTAGCCCGAGCCGCGGTTGGTGATGATGATCTTGGTCACCGCCCCGCCGCTGATGACGGCGGTTGCCGTGGCCGTGACGCCGGACGAGGGCGCCGCGATGGTCACCGTCGGCGCCGAGGTGTAGCCCGAGCCACCGGCGTTGACGGTGATGGTCTGGACTGACGGCATGGTGCCGGTGCCGGCGCCAATCAGCGTCTTCCCGCGCAGGTCGGGGACGTTGAACGTGGTCGCGCCATCGCCAGCGCCCCAGGAGGTGCCGAGGTACGCGAACAGCGCGGCGTAGGTGGTGCGCGAGACGGCCGAGCCATCGCACTCCAGCCAGCCGGTCTGCACCGCAGCGCCGAAATTCTTGAACGAGCCGACCGGATCGGAAAGCGAGGCCGTCGAGGCAGCGATCGCCGCGTCCAGCTGCGCCTTGTTCACCGCGTCACCGACGGCGGTGCCGGCGCCCAGGCCGGTGATCTTGTTCCCGCCCATGGCGATGTTGCCGGCCATGGTGCCGCCGACGAGCGCCAGGTACGTGGCGTTGAGGGTCGCCGACAGCGCCGAGAGCAGCGCCGCGCCGGTGATGTCCGCCATGCGCGCCGCGTCGTTCGATCCCGCGGTGCCCGCCGCCAGCCCGGTGATCTTGTTCGACCCCATGGCAATAGCGCCGGTCATCGTCCCGCCCGACTTGAGCAGGTACCCAGACAGCACCAGCAGGGACTCCAGGTAGCTCTTGCCCGCCGCGCCGGAGATAAGGCCGAGGATTTCCTGGATGACGCCCTCGACGGTGGTCTGGCTGGTCAGGCCGCCGGCGTCCTCGATGCCGACCAGCGAGGCGCCCTGGCCGTTGGAGGTCGAGCCCAGCTGCGAGGTGCCGCGGCCAGGCGAGCGGATGACGATCACCACCTTGGTGCCCAGCGTCTGTGCCGGCAGCGTCACCACGGTCGTGGAGGTCTTGGTGCAGAGCGACGGCAGGATCAGCAGGCCGGCGCTATATGCCTCGACCAGGTCGTGCGTGGTATTGTAGGCGTTGTCCATCGTGAACGCCGTTTGGCCGGCGGTCGCGGTGAACTCCTTGCGGTCGACCACGTCGTAGCGCAGCGACCCCGAGAGGGTCAGCACCTCACGCAGGGTGTCGACGATGCGGTTGATGGCTTCGATCTTGTCCTGCTGCTCGCCGTCGAGCGCCGCGTAATCCGGATCCTCCCCGTTGGCATCGGCCCGGGCGAACCACTTGCGCTTGAAGACCTTGAGGAGCGAGGGCATGTTAGAATCCCCACTTGGTGCGGAGGTAGTGGTTTATCTGGTCGATCTCGGCGTCGGAGCGCGCGCCGTTGAACAGGATGAGCTCGCCGATCTTGCCATCGAGGCCGCGGGTAACGGCGTCGCTGTCGTTGCCGATCCAGAAGGCGCCATCAGATGGATTGAGGCCGGTGACGCTGGCGGTGACGGGATCGCCGGCGACGCCGTTGACCCACAGCTTGAGCTGGGTCCCGCTCGGATTGAACCGGCCGACGACGTAGCGGGCGACGCCGAGCGCCTCGGCGAGCGTGCCCTGCCCGAACGCCTCGTAGCCCACGACGTTGTAATTGCCGGCGTTGATGGCCGCGCCTTTTGGATCGCTGGTCGGGCCGCACGCCGACGCGCCGATGTTGAAGCGCCCGCTCGATAGCGCCTGCTGCTGCCAGAGACGCGACGGCTCGGTGTTGCGCCTGGTGTCGGCCAGGAAGACCGCGGCGAAGGTGAAACCGGTATCATCGTCGAACGCCGGCGGCGAGCTCACCACCAGGCGATCGGCGGCGGCGGCCAGGAAGTCGATGCCGGGCATTCCGTTGATCGCGTTGAGGTTGATCTCTGGGCGGGTGCTGACGTTGCTGGGAACGGCGTGCCGGCCATTGCCGCTCAGGTCGTTCCACTGCGTCACCTCGGAACCATCGAGGGCGTAGTTCGCCGCATCGCTGGCATCGAACCACATGGCGAGGTTCGCGAAGTCGTCCGGCTCGGCGGTGATCGTGAGCACCAGCGTCTCGCTGTCGGCCCCGTAAGCGTTGTGCGCCTTGATCGTGACGGAGGTCGTGGCGCCGGTGGTCGGCGTGCCGCTGATGACGCCGGTCGTGCGGTTGATCGAGAGCCCGGCCGGCAGCCCGGTGGCAGTGTAGTAGAGCGCGCCGCCGGTCGCGGTGACCGTGTAGGTGAACGCGGTACCGACTTCGCCGGAGGCGGTGAGCGACGACGTGATCACCGGCGCCGAGCCGGTCATCCCGACCAGGCCGTGCGCGCCGGCGATGATGATGTACTGGCTGTTGGTGTAGATGCCGGCCGACGCCGGCCACCACTCGGCGAAGCCGAGCAGGCTCGGCGGCGTGTCGGTGGTGATGATCGAGGCGTCTTCGAGGACGCCGGCCAGGTCGTAGTCGTAGCGGGTGGTGGACGTCACCTCGACATCGTCGGGGGTGGCGATCGAGAAGCGCACCACGCTGTTGCGGTAGCGGCAGGCCACGCGCAGGTCGTTGCCGCTGATGTAGCCGCCGAGGATGTCCTGCAGCTGCGACGGCGCTTCCAGGAAGCGGTCGAGGTAGGTGAGCGATCCGTCGGCGTTGATCCGCACCGCCGCGCCGCGCCCGCGGCCGTCGAACACGTAGAGGTAGCCGGCGCTGGCGATCGCCCAGGCGATGCGGCCGGTGACGACGCTATCGAGCTCGGCGACGATGGTGCCGCTGCTGTTGAGCGACACGACCCCGCCGGCCGGGCCGGGGGCGATGACGAAGTCCCCGCTCGCCGCGATCCAATGGTCGGTGTCCGCGTCCACATCCACGGTGGCGGTCACCGCCGGCGTGTCGCCAGCCGAGAGCTTGCGCACCTGGCCGTCGTCGCAGACGCACCACAGGGCCGAGAGCGCGTAGACCACGGCGCCGGGGACCGCGTCCAGGACCGCGCTGACGCCGGCGACCACGCCGCCGGCGATGTTCAGCATGCCGATGCGCCGGGTATCCCGGGCGGCGACCGCGACGCGCGACGACGAGACGCCGGCGACGTAGCGGGCCCCCTGCAGCCGGGCGTCGCGGATCTGGACGGCCGCCACGGCTACATCCCCTGCACGTCGAACTCGACCGACAGCCCCTCGAGGCGCCAGTCGGCGGTGGTGGTGACGCGGAAAGCGATCTGGCGCCCCTCGCCGTTGAAGGGGATACGCAGCGCCTTGGGCGAGCAGGCCGGCACGTTCTTGGCCGTCATCGCCTGGCCATCGACGATCAGCTGCCACGACGCCGCGGCGGTCTGGCGGATCACCAGGTAATGGACGGTCTTGAACTTGCCCGGAGCGCCGAGCGCCAGTGGCCGCGTCTCAATCGTGCCGGTGATGGCGGCGCCGCCGGTGTCCTGGCTCTCGGTGTCGTCGAGCCGGTATAGGGTGTTGCCGCCGCGCAGGTAGAGCGCGCCCTCGTTCTCCACCAGGTAGTCCGCCGCCACCGGCAGCGTCCAGGTCGTCCACTCGGCCATCTTCTCGCCGGGGATGAGCGTGAGGACGTAGACGGTGGTTCCGATCGCGCAGAGGAACTGCGAGCGCGTCTGCGACCACACCCGCGCCGCCGGCGTGGTGGTGCCGATGAGGTCGGTGAGCGTGCGGATCTTGGAGCCGATGTCGTTCTCGGCCGCCTCGCCGGTCACCGTCGCCGAGCTCAAGGTGCGGAAGCCGCCGCGGCTCAGGTAGATCACGTCGCCCAGGACGTTGGCCACGGAGCCGGCCAGGATGGCGCCGGGGCCGTTGAGCACCTGCTCGAGCGCATGGAGCTCAGGGTCGGGATCGACGTTCCACAGCTGCACCGCGTCCGGGAAGAAGACCGCCAGCCGGCCGCGGTAGTGGGTGAGCGCGACCATGTCGCGCGCGCCCGAGACGTGCGACTGCGCCGGCAGCGCGCCGGCGTCGCCGACCAGCGACCAGTCGCTGGGGCCGACCGACGACGCCGAGAACGGCACCGTGCCGTCGACCGGCGACGGCGCCCACATCTTCTCGGCCAGCTTGAGGAGCGCCTCTCCGGCGATGAACGGTAGGTCCACCTTGGTGGAGACGGCGGTTGCCGCCGACACCGGCGGCTCCTTGATCCAGTGGTGCTCGATGGCGCCGTTGGTGCGCTTCACCGCCACGTAGCCATGCGGGCCAAAGACGTGGTGCGTCCCGTAGCTCTCCGCATCGACCAGGCGCGAGAGTACGCCGAGCGGGTAGGCAGTGCCGTCGCCGATCGGGTCGTAGGTGACCTCCGTTGGCCCGGTCCCCTGCAAGGATTGGCCGCCCGGCACCACCGAGCGCAGCCGGCCGCCGCGGGCATAGAGGCCGACCGACTCCGAGCTCAGCGACGCGACGGTGCGCAGCGCCGGGCGCCGGCTGATCGCACCGCCGCTCTTGAGTGCGACGTTGGACGCGGTCACCAGGGCGGGGTAGTCCTCGCCGTAGCGCCCCGGCCGGGTGTCGAGCCCGAGGAAGCGATCGATGGTGAAGGTCCTCACCTACGGCCTCCGGTTCGCCTGCCACCAGGGGCGGCTGCGGCGCGAGGTCGGCGGCTTGTCCATCGGGTCCACGTAGCCGGTGCCCAGGCTCATGGGCGAGGAGATGGCCTCGCCGGCGTCGAGGTCGGCGACGTAGCCCTCGAACAGGTCCGCCCTCTCGGCGCGGGCCTCGGCCGTGGTGAGCATCTTCTTCTGCTTCTTGAGCTCGATGACGGCGTAGCGGATGCACGCCTCGTCATCGACGGACGGGCGGTCCTCCTCGGCTTCGAGCCGTCCGGGTGCCAGCCAGCCCTCGACGATGAGCTCCGCGATGTCCGCCGCCGGGGCGTCGAGCACCTCGAGGATGCCGTCGGTGACGGTCCAGCGGGACGGCTCGTCTCCCGTCTCCGCGGAGGTGAGTGCGGCGTCGGTGCGGTCCTCCGGGCTGATGCCGGGGATGAGCGGCCACTCGCGGCCGTCGTCGTCCTTGGCGATGACGCGGTCGATGGACCCCGGCTCGAAGCCGTCCGGGATGTCATACTGCGTCTGGTCCTCGATGGCGGTAATCGACTGGCGGGTGCGCAGGCGCAGCCACCGGCACTTGGTCCAGAGCTCGCGCTGCGCCTGGCGCAGGTAGCCCTTGATCTGCGGGTGCAGGTCGCTGTTGAGCTCGCCCATCTGCCCGAGCGCGCAGCGGATCAGCACCTCGGACACCATCTCGGGCAGCGTGCGATACTGGTCGAGGGCCATGGGTGCTCCTGTCGGCGCTGGTCGACCGGCTTCGACGCTGCGACCCTCCCCGGCACCACGCCGAGGAGGGTCCAGCGACCGCTAGACGATCCGGACTAGGCGCCGATGCGCGCGTCCGCGGTGACCGCCACCGCCGCCTCGGCGTTGTGGGTCAGCGACATGCCGTCCACCGTCGCGGTGTCGGCCGTCGCCGCGCCAGCCGCCACGGTCGGCGCCGCGCGCATCTGCGTCGGGAATCCGACGTGGAAGGCCGCGTTCTGCGCCTGCACCGAAGCCGCCCAGTAGTAGCGGTCGAGATACCGCTTCTCGAGCGTCTTGGGACGCCGCTTGCTGGTGTCGCGGCTGCCGCCGCGCACCAGGCGCACGTTGGCCAGGTCGTACTGGAACGTGGTCGCCAGCGGGCTGCGGAACTCGATCGCCAGGTGGCTGGTGTTCGCGGTGGTGCCCAGGGTCTTACCGACGACGGTCGGAAGGCGGAAGGTCACCGAGAACGGCTTCCACTGCGCGGTGCTGTTGCTGTCGACGGTGTTGGGCAGGGACACCTCGTCACCCGACACGTCGGCACTCGGCGAGCCGCCCGCGCCGAAGTCCTGGCGGTAGCGCACACCGATGGCGATGTTGGAGCGGTAGTAGCCCTGCAGGGTCACGAGCTCGCCCGCGAATGTGCGGACGTCCTCGATGGCGTTGAGCAGAGTCGGCTTGGTCGAGGTGCCGCCGGTGGTCTGCGCGAAGCGCAGGAAATACTCCGGGTTCTCAGGCACGGTGACCTGGCCGAAGTCGAACGCCTGGCGGCTGACGGTACCAACGCCATCGGTGCCGAGGTCGTGCAGGCGCCACGAGACGCCGATGTAGCCGGCCGCGGTGATCGAGGCGTCGGCGTCATCGGGGACGTGGTCGAAGTAGCCGTTGAGCAGGGGATTCTCGTCGATGTCGAGCACGGGGTGTCCTTTCGGGGACGGTTGGGGTGTGGAACGAAGACGCCGGCCACACGGCCGGAAAGAGCGGGAGAGATCAGGGCGCGGGCGGCTGGTTCCCGGTGACGCGCTGGGAGAGCTTCGAGCCACGCTTGGGAGTGGCGGCCCGGGCAGGAGCCGGCGCGGCGGCAGGCGGCGCAGCGGCAGCGGCCGGAGCCGCGAGCGCGCCGACCAGGTCCTGCTCGTCCTCGTCGTCCGAGCCGTGCGCAGCCACGGGAGCCGCGGCGGGAGCCGGAGCGGCCGGCGACTGGCTGCGCGCGTGCATGGCGCGGTCGAGGAGGTCGGCCGTCTGCTTGGCCTCCTCCGCCTTGACGGCCGCTGCCTCCTCGCGCGCCCGACGCTCGCGCTCGATGAGCCAGGGGTTATCGGCGCGCACCTGTTCATTGAACATCTGGCGGAAGTCGTGCTCGCGCGAGAGCGGGTAGACCGCCTCCCAGGTCTTCTTGCCGTGGAGCTCCTTGAGGCGCTCCATCTCGGCTGAGACGTCGCCGACCTTGCGGAACGGGTCGTGCTCGCCGTCGAGCGGCATGGGGGCCATCGACCACTTGTCGCGGGCAACGACGCGCTTGTTGCCGTCCCACTTGGCGCGGACGAGCAGGAGCTCGTGCTCGCAGCACTTGAACACCAGGTCGGTTCCGCTGGTGACCGGGATGTGGACGTCGTAGATGCGGGCAAAGCCCATGGGAATGTCTCCGGAGGGGTTTCGGTGGAGGGTTCGGTGGTCGGAGGTTGTGGGATGCCAGGGAAAGACCGCCGCGCCGCCGCCAGTCGAAACCTCCGGGGAACTCCCGGCGGCGGCGCGTGGTCAGATCACTAGGCGATCGCCGTGTAGGCGTTCGACGCCGGCGCCTTGTTCGCCAGCACGTAGGTGCCGTCGAGGTCCTGGCGGGTCAGGCGCTTGTTGGGCGGATCCTGCGGCGAGCTCGCGTGCTTGTTCAGCCCGTGCTCGTGCATGAACTCCCAGGTCTTGCTGTTCAAGTGGAACGCCGACTTGGTCAGCGTCGGGCTGAACGTCTCGAGGCCGTCGAGCGTCTCGAGCGTCGGGTCGTGCACGACCAGGCGGCCGTCCACGTACACGGCGCTATCCGGGATCGTCGGGTCGATCTTGCGGATGCCGGCCACGTCCGCGTTGACCGACAGGCCGTTGGCCCGGCAGAACGCCTTGTGACCCTCGATCCACCCCTCGCCGCCAAAGACGCGGTCGATCTCGCCCGGGACGCCGTTGGACCCGCTGTACAGGTCCGCCCGGCGGTGGGCGCGCTCGACCAGGTTGGCGAAGGTGCCGGCCGCGGTGACGGTCAGGCCGGTGGACACCTGGTGCCGCAGCGCGGTGTAGTCGGCGCGCGCCTTGCCGCCGACGTTGCCGGTGCTGGCCGACTGGCCGGTGATGCCGAGCAGGCCGGGCTGGGCGTTGGTGGCCTGCGCGCCGGTGCGGTGCAGGAGCAGGTCGAGACGGCGGTCGTAAGCGTCGTGCGCCTCGAAGATGAGCTCCTTGAGGTACTTGATCAGCTTGAGGCCGTCGTTCTTCGACATCGCCCGGTCCTCGAGCTTGCCCTCGCCGTTGGGCAGGATCGTGTAGCCGAGCCGCTTGAGCTTGTCGTGCAGGATCTTGATGGCGACGTTGAAGTTGAAGTAGCCGTAGGCGAGCGGCAGCTGGAAGTCGGGCTCGCTGGCCTCGATCTCGTCGTCACCGACCCACAGGTTCTCCTCGAGGCCGGACTCGATGGTGCACTCGACCTTGATCTCGCCGCCGGTCAGGTCGGTGGCGCTGACCATGGCCATGAGCCAGGCCAGGAGCGGCCGGCGCTTGGAATTGATGCGGGTGACGGTCTTCATCACCTTGGTGTGCACCGCGTTCTGGACGCGCTGCAGGTGGGTGCTGGTAAGGGCGGGCATGATTCACTCCAGGCCGCTGTTGTGCGGCAAAGCGAGTGGTGGTCGGAAGGATGGAAAGGAACGCCGGTGCGGTCACCGCGGGTTGATGGTCAGGTCGAGCAGGTCGTCGTCCGTCATCTCCTCGCCCTTCTTGGCGGGCGGCGCCTGCGTCGGCCCCGGTGACCGCGGTGGGGCTTTCGTCGGCGTGACGCGCTTGGCGATGACGATCTCGATGGAGTCGCGCACCAGCTGTGCATAGGCCCGGGGATGGACGTCGGGCGCGAGCTTGGTGACTCGCGCGACCACCTCCTTGGAGAACCGCTTCCAGTCCTGCGGGTACTTCGCAGCTGCCTTGCGGTACTCGGCCATCGCAGCATCGAGCCCCTTCTGGTGCTCATCCGCCGAGAACCAGGTCTTGGCCTGGTCCTGCTCCTTGGCTGGCTTCTCCGGGGCCTTCTCCGCCTCCTTGGCTGCCCCTGGCTGCTTGGCCTTCGCCTTCTCGGCTCGGGCTCGCGCCAGCTGCTTGGCCTCGTCGGCGTCGAGCGTCCCCGCATCGACCGCGTCCTGGAGCTCGGCGGGCAGGGTGATCACCTCGGGTTCGGGAGCCGGCGGTGCCGGCGCGATCCGATCGGCCATCTCCCGCAGCAGGCGTGCGCGCTCGGCGGCCGGGAGGGCTTTCGCCTTCTCGGGACCGCCAGCGCGGACGTTGATCACGAGCTCGGCCAGGTGCATCGCCGCCTCGTCAGGAGGCGCCGTGTTCACCTTTCCGCCGGTCTCGAGCCAGTGGCGCAGAGCGTGGCCGTCGAGCTTGGGCTCCGCGCCCTCCTCGCCCGGCTCGACGAACCCGTTCTTGACCGCCGCCGTGGCCACGAGCTCCCCGAATCGGGCGGGGTGTCGCAGTTCCAGCAGCTTGTCGAGCCGCTTGTTCGCCGTCTTGCTCAGTGCCCGGCGCTCAGCGTCGGTCGGCACGAGCTCGGAGTAGGGCTCGTCGGGCTTGTCGCCCTTCTCGCCGTCGTCCTCGCCCTTGTCGTCCTCGGCCTTCTCCGCCTCGGGCTTCTCGCCCTTGGCATCGTCGCCGTCCTGGTCGTCCTGCTGCTCCTCGGGCTTCTCGTCCCCGGCGTCGGCGTCCGGCTTCGCCACTTCCCCGTCAGGGGCCATGGCCACAGCCAGCGCGTCTTCGAGGGAGTCCTCGCCGTCGGATGCGGATGCGTCGGGGTCGGTGCGCTTCGCTGGATCGCGGCTATCGCCGCCTGCAGCGTGGTCCGGATCGCCTGAGCCGCCCCCCTCGGCGCTCGAGCCTGCGGTGTCGACGTCCGGATCGCGGTCGGAACCGCCTGCGGTGTCGTCGAGGTCTTCGTCTGACATACTGGATTCTCCCGGAGGTTGCAAGGTTTCTGGTTACGTTCCCTGTGGCGCGGGCGGCGCCGCCACGGGGCGATCGGCGATGCCGGCGCCACCAGGCGGCGGTGCGGCGACGGGCGGCTGGCCCGGCGCGGGCTGGCCTGCCATCGGCGGCGGGACGGCCGTGCCGCCGGTGCCACCGACCGGCGCATTGGGCGAGGTCGGCGCCAGCGGGATGCGGCGGATGAGGTAGCGCTCGGCCGGCGTGCGGATGTTGAGCGTGTCGAGCAAGTCCTTCCAGACCTGCGGACCGTTCGTCTCCCACTGCGAGGTTGGGCCGCCGATGCCGAGCTTCTGGTGGATCTCGGCCACCTGGCCCAGGAGTCCGAGCCGCTTGGCCGCATCCGGCTTGCCGGTGCTGCCCGCCTGGATCGTCACCTGCAGGTAGGACCAGAGCGCCTCGCGGTCCATGAGCGGCCACACCGCGCCGGGACCGGCCTTGGCCTTCGCCTCGGCCTCCGGCAGCACCTGCACCAGCACCTCGGCCATGTAGCTGGCGAGGTCGCGCAGGAGCTCCTCGAGCGCGCCGCGGTAGCGGTCGGTCTGCTGGTCCATGACCTGGTTGGCGATCTGGTCGCTGGTCGCGAACTTGGTCGCCGCGGTGTTGCCGCGCGCGCTGCTCGGGATGTTGGCCGCCTCGTCGAGCGCCATACGCACCTTGGAGGTGTCGTAGAGCTCCGGCGTGTAGTTCTTCCCCACCACGATGGAGAGGTACTTCGCCACCTCGCGGGCCTTCTTGAGCTCGACCACGCCCTCCGGCGGGCAGCTTTCGAGCTTGGCCTTCTCCTCCTCGGACAGCGAGTTCTTGGCGACGATGTACTTGTTGTACGCCGCGCGCCGGCCCTGCCGGTCGTGGGTGCGCAGCAGGTTGTACTCGTCATTGAGCGGGCGCTGCAGCTTTGCGTCCGAGAGCGGCATGAACCGCCCGGTGACTCGGTTCCAGTAGAGCAGGAAGAAGGGATAGAATCGCTTGGTGACGACGCTGGGGATGTCGTTGACCAGGAACTTGCGCGCGCCCTGGATCCACACGTAACGCCGGCCGGTGAACTTCTCCCAGCGCTCCCACACGCAGCGCGCGCCGTTGACTTCCTGTTTCTCGGGCTCGGCGCGGTCCTCGGGGTCCTCGGCGTTGCTCGCCTTCTGCTCGGTCTGCTGGCCGTCGTCGGACCGGCCGCCCATGCAGTCGCGGATGTCGTCGAGGCTGACGCCGAAGGTGTCGGCGATCTCCGCGTCGGTCATGAACACACGGTGATCGAGATGCCGGCAATCGAGGTACTCCTCCGGCCGCGAGATGGACCAGTCCCGGCGCAGGTCGGCCGGGTTGATCGCGCGGATGCGGAAGCCGCGATGGCGGGGGAGCTCGGCGATGCCCTGGGCCGATGGCCGCTCGCCCGTCTCCCAGCTGATTTCCCGGGGATCGGTGCCCGGCAGGTAGTTCTCGGCCACCCAGCGCTCACCCATGATCTGCTTGCGGATCGTGTCCGCGCAGTCCATCAACTCCTTGTAGCGCGCATCGTTCTTGTCGAACTCGTCAGCCTCCAGCTGAGCCGACAGCGTCGACAGGCGCTTGATCGTGTCCTGGAAGTCGTTGGCACGCGGCACGCCGAGCGGGTCGCGGCCCATGTTCTCCTGCCACGTCACCTTGAGCCACAGGAGGCCGTCGGTCTGCGTGTCCTGGATACCGCCGTTGAGGATCTTCCCGAGGCTGCCGTCATCCTGGAAGCGCTTGACCAGGATCTCGATCGTCTTCCCGAAGAGCTCCAGCACCTTGAGGAACTGGCGGAACTGCATGCGCAGCTGCTCGGTTCCGGCTGGGTCGACCAGGTCGAGCTCGGGCGGGATCTCCGGCTCCAGCAGCTTCACCGGCTCCACGGTGAGGTCCGGGTCGCGGGCGTAGGTCTGCGCCTGGCGGATGTACTGGTTGCGGATGATCAGGTTTTCGGCCACGCCGTTGGTGACGCTGGGCGTCATCACGTCGGTGTGGACGTACTTCCGGAGCTCGTCGATCTCCTCGATGATCTTGCGCTCGTGCTCGGGGAGCTTGGCCTCTTCCTCGAAGCGGGCGATGAGCGCCGCCTCGGCCTCCTCGTTCTTGGTTTTCTCGGCGTCGGGGCTGGCCACGGCCGCCTCGTCGGGCGACATCACCTCCGCGAGGGCGGCTTGGACCCCCTCGGGCAGCGGATCGTTGGCGACGGGCGGCGCGGCGGGGTTCATCAGATCGCCTTGGCCTCGATCGCCGCGGCGACCGCCTGCTTGACGGCGTCGGGCATCTTGCGCGCCGCCTTGTCCTTGAGGTCCGCCAGCTTGCCGTCGTCGGGCACCTGCTCGATCAGGTCGACGAGGAACTTGAAGCCCTCGGCCTGGATCTTCCGCGCCGCCTCCGCCTCGCGGGTCTGACGGTCGGCGAGGATCTTGTGCGCCACGCCGAGGATCATCCCGCCAGCGCCAGGCACGAAGCGGCCGATGGCCGTGATCACCGTCAAGCCGCCGAGGATCCACCCGGCCCAGCCGATCCCCTCCTTGAGGCTGATGAGCGCCTGGGCCAGGGCGATCACCGCGGCCAGCGCCTGGTCAGGGTTGCTTGCCCAATCCGCGGCGGTGGCGGCGGGCTTCGCCGGCTCGGCGGCGAACACCATCGCCGAGAAGCTCGCCAGCCAGAGAAGGACGAAGGTGGTCCAGCGCATGGTCACTCCTTGGGCGCGTCGAGCGCCTTGAGATGGGCAGCGGCCGGCGCGTACTCGCGGTCGGTCGCGTGGATGATCGCGGCCGACGCCGCCTTGATGGCCGCGGCCGGCTTCGCCGGCGGCACGCCCTGCTCGATCGCCTCGGCCGCCTCGAAGGACGACGCCGCGAGATCGGCGATCAGCTGGTCGCGCTTCTGGCTGCAGCCGACGAGTGGAAGCAGCAGAAAAAGCGCCAGCACCGGGAGCCGGCGGTCGATGAGGTCGCACAGGCGGTTGTAGCCCTCGGTGTTCTTGTCGATCGCCGCGGTCGACTTCTGGCACTCGCCTTGGAGCACGCCGACCAGCTTGGCCGTCGTCTCGGCGTTGCGCTTCTCGCACGCCTCCTCGCGCTTGTTGCTGCTCTTGAGGAGGAACCAGATCAGGACGGCGATGCCGACAATGAGCCCGCCGAGCAGGACGTTGATCTGCGTCCAGTTGAGGGTCAGGAATTGCACGGCGGTCTGCGCGGCAGCGGGTTCCATCACGGACTCCGGAGCAGGAGGTACGGCACGAAGATCAGGGCGAGGAGACCCCAGCCGCCGACGAGCGTGGCCACGGCGTCCCAGGGATCGGAGGTGTGGCCGGGCCAGCGGCGATCGAGCGCCTCTTTCCCAACCCCAGCCGCCAGGACGACCAGTGCGACCGCGCCGCCCAGCCACGGCAGGCCGGCGTGCCCGTAGGCGAGCGCCACCACCGGGCCGAGCACGACGAGCAGCACCGCAGCGAGTGCGGCGCCGGTCAGCGCGTGCGCCAGCTTGTCGGCGGGGATCGGCACGGTTACTCGCCCGCCTCCGCCGCAGCCTCGGCGGCTTTGCGATCCTCGTAGAGCTCGAGCGTGGCGGCGATCAGCTCCGGGAGCGTGGTGGCGTCGGTTTCGGTGATCAGGTTGGCCAGGTTCATTATCTCCGGCACCAGGCGCGCGATCTCGGCGACGCTAGCTGCCGACCTGCGCGCCTCCCAGCCGGTCGCCTCGCGGAGCAGCTTCCCGTCGGCGTCGTAGTCGGCGACGGCGCGGAACCACTCGACCACCGGCACCGCGCCCGGCGCCGTCTCGATCTGGATGCGGCGGATGCGATCCTTGCTGGCGGCGGGAGCGGCGGGAGTGGGGATGTCGCGGGCCATGGGGTTTCCTTAGACGAGAACGGGGACGCGGTAGGTGACGCCGGCCGCGTCTTGCAGGGTGACGGTTCCGGTTGCGGCTCCGGGGGCGCCGGCGACGTAGGTATTGTCGAGGCGCAGCGGACGGTTGAGGATGATCGGTCCGCCCGCTACGCGCATGATCTGCAGCGCGAAATCGATAAAGGAGTTGTCGTCCGCATAGCATCCGATCGCGCCGTTTGACCCTGCGTTGGCACCGCTTTCGGCGGTTCCGTCGCAGATGAGCGCGATTCGGCGGCTGCCGCCCGTGGTGAAGGCTACCTGTCGGAACGACCCCGCTGCGTCGTTGATGGCGAGTACGGCGTTCAGCCCGCTGAGCGCCGCCGCCTCGACGTAGGCGCTGGCGGTGATGTTCGCCTTGAAGGTCGTCGTGGTGAGCAGCCCGGTAACCGCGGCTCCGGTGGTGGTCACGCTCAGCGGGGTCGTCCACGTGACCGCGTTGCCGGCCGTGCCGCTCGCGGCGACGCGCAGCGCGATGGTGCTGCCGTTGAAGTAGATACTGGAGGTGGCGTCGGTGGCGCGGTAGTTGGCGCCGCCGCCCGCGGTCGGTGTGATGTTGTACCCGATCTGGGGGTAGGAGCCGGTGGAATTGCCAATGACGAACTTGCCGCTCAGCGACGTGAAGGTCGCGTTGGCGTTGACGTCGAGCGTACTCGACAGACTCGCCGCGCCGTTGATGGCCACGCCGGTAGCGCCGCGCAGGAACAGCCGATTGGGCGTCCAGACCACCGCATCATAGGCCGCCGAGCCGGTGAAGAACCCGCCGGCCGAGTTGGATTCGGTTCCGACGTAGACGTCACCGCTGGTGTTGGTGATGCGCAGGTACTTCGCGTTGGTCGTCCCTGTCGGGGCGTCGAAGACTGCTCCGGTGCTCGTCGAGGTGTACGTGCTGGCCGCGGAGACCGTGCTGCCGAAGAAGGCGGCTCCTGCGTTGCCAAACCCGCCGGCGTTGACCAGGCTTCCGGTAGTGGTGCTAGTCGCGGCGGTGGTCGGCGTGATCGCCAGGCGCGTGCGGCTGAAGGAATGGACCTCGACGCCCGCGGCGTCGAAGGCGATGCCGACGCTGGTGACGCCGTTGGATCCGTCGCCGGTCGTGGCGATCGCCGCCGCGGTGGTCAGCGCGCCACTGCCGCGCGTCAGGTCGATGGCGAAGCGCACCGCGGCGGCGGTGTTGTCCGAGCGGTTGACCTGGAAGCGCTCTTGGGCGTAGACCAAGCCGGCAACCGTCAGGGTGCTCGACATGGTCTGCGCCGCGCTGAAGGTCTGCGCCACTGCCAGACCGGCGAGGACGGTGGTCGCGTCCGGCAGAGTGTACGTACGCGACGCACCCAGGGTCGCCGTGGTGATGCTGGCGAGGTAGGTGTTCGACCCACCGCCGCGCGGCACCAGGGCGATGCCGTCGCGCGTCCCGGCCTGGGCGACGATCAGGACATCGCTACCCGAGCGCCGGAACTGCGCGCCGTCGATCGCGCCGACGACGACGGAGAGCCGCTCCGCGCTGCCGGTGGTGTCGGCATAGAGGCCGATGCGCGCCGCTCCCGCGGTCGTCGTCCCGACGGCGAGCGCCAGCACCGACGCCGTTCCGGCGGAGGCGATGCGCAGCCCGAGACGAGCGAGGAGGGCGCGAGCAGCCATATCAGTCCCCGATGACCCCGAGCTCGGTGAGCAGGGCCTCGACATGCTCCGTGGGCGAGAACGACCCGGCGTCCACGAAGTGCCGCACGCACGCCTTGGCCAGGTCGCGGTCGCGCTCGCCGAGGGTGATCGGGTGCGCCACCGCCAGCCACTCGTCCCGCTCCTCCTCGCTCATGCCCTCCGGGACCACGAGCTTGGGCAGGCGCTTGCCGAGTTTGATCGCGCGGCGCAGCTGCTTGTCGCCCTTCGCCCAGCCGGGCATGCGGACGATGTCGCGGAGCACGACGACCGCGCCGCGGCTGAGCGCGAGCGGGTGCTGCTTCTCGCCATCGACCACGGCCGGCATCTCCGGCGGCTTGGCTGCGGTGGTGGGGGCTTCGGAGGTTTCCATGTCAGGCTCCATCGAGGAAGTCGGAGGCGGCATAGGCCGACCAGTTGACCTCGGCCGCGGTGACGCGCAGGCGGAACGAGCCGGAGGACACGTCCACCTCCAGGCTGCCGGTCCAATTGCCCTGGTCGTCCTCGCCGTACTCGGTCCAGTCGGCGCCGGTGCCGGCGGCGTCGAGGCATGCTTCCACGCGCAGGGTGACGCGGGTGCCGTCGGTCTTCAGCAGCTGCAGGCGCCAGGCGACCGTGCCCTTGGTGGTGGCGACGCTGTCGACGGTGACCGCCGAGCCGTTGGTCAGGGCAATGGCCCCGACCGTCAGGCTCTCCAGGAGCACGCGCGAGTCGGCGGCATCGATCCAGTCCTTGTGGATCTTGCCGTCGCTCTCGGCCTTCGGCACCGCGTTGGCGGTCGGTGTTGCGGTGGCGATCGTCATGCGACCAGCACCTGCTCAGGCAGCCCGGTGGCGAAGTCCACGACCGGTGTGCCGTTGTCGGCGTCCCACACCGCGCCGGCGTCGAGCCGGGTGTAGCGCAGGTCGTTCTCGGTGTCGGTGCGCTGCTCCGCGTCGTCCTCCTCTATCTCCTCCTCGGCCGCCTCGACGCGCTCCTCGAGCGCCGTGAGCGCGGCCGCGCTGGCGTACTGCGGGTGCGGGTCGGGATCGCGCAGATGCGGCTTGAGGATCCGAGCAGCCAGCGGGTCCGAGGGGATGTGGACCACGCCTAGGCCGCCTTGTGGGGCTTGGGCTGGTAGACGCCGCGCACGGCGGAGCGCTCGAGCAGGCCGCGCCGCAGCGCGTACTGGATGGCGTTGTGCGCCGCGCGCAGGTTGAGCCCGAGCTCGACGCGCAGGAAGCCGGCGGTGATGGAGTGCCCGCGGGCGGCCATCCACTCCGCGGCGCGCTTTAGGCTTCCATCACGGTGTCCGGGGCCCCGCATTCCCGGGAAATAGGAGCCTTGTTGTATCCCTGCCAAATAAAAATGGACAAGGTGTCTAAGCCGGCGGGCGCTCCACCGGCGTCTCCGGGCCGACGATCGACTCGACGGCAGCGCGCTCGCCGTTCACGCCCACCGAGCGGTCGACGCCGAGCACGGGCAGCACCAGGCCATCGGGTAGGTCGCGGGGCTCGATCCACGTCCCGCCGAGCTTCCAGATGCGCCGATTGTTGCGCACCGGGATGCCGCCCGGGAACTCGAGCACCACGCCCAGCGCCTCGCGCCGGCGGTTGGGCAGGCGCAGCACCTGCTGGTAGGCGCCGTCCCACACGTCGTGCGCCACGTGCAGCGACCGCGGCGGCACGCCCAGCGCCTTCGAGGATTCGGCGATGTGCCAGCGCAGCTTGTCGAGCGGCAGGTCGGGGATGCCCGTCGTGCGCTGGCGGTGCTGGAAGTGGATGAGCTTCTCGTCAGGCATGAGGGTTCTCCTTGAGTATCGAGTCGACGCGGTCAGCGATCGCTCGCAGGGCGGCCGGGAGCTCGGCGACATCGAGCGGGAGGCTCGACCAGAGGTACGGCGGCACCGCCTGTCCGTCAGCGGCTAACCGGATGAGGTCGACGTGGTAGTGCCGCGGCTGGCCCTGGGGAAGGTCGTAAGGCGCGGTGACCATGAACTCGTAGTTGTAGCCTGGCACTTTCATTCGTCTCTCCCTCTAAACAGCTGGTGTTCGTTCCGCGGCTTGACCGGTCGGCGGCGCTGCCGGATCTCGGCGCGGCGCTTCTTCTCGATCTTGAGGCGCGGATCGCCGGGCTCTTTGGGCTCGTCCGGCCGCGTCATTTCCTGCAGCATGATCGCCATCCACGCCAGGCCGTCGATTTCGTCCCAATCGCCGTCCTCGGTCGAGGCGCCGAAGGACAGGAGCGACGGGATCCACACCTCGTGCGTGATCGGCACGTCGGGGAACCACACCTTCCCCGCCTGCAGCATCGCGCGCAGCGCCGCTGCGTGGGTCAGCTTGTCGCGCGACGGCACGAACTCCCAGGGGTTGAACTCGACGTCGAGCTCGTCGGCCTCCTCCTCCATGAACCCCTTGAGCGAGTGCCCGATCAGCGTCTTGTCGTAGGCCACCATCTGCACGTCGTACTCGCGGTACAGGCGCAGGAGCTCGCGCACGCTCTGCGGCCCGGGGCTGCCGCGCTCCCGGTAGAGCTCCTCCCGGACGTAGAGGTGGCCGTTCGTCGCGCGGCCGGCGATCGGGAAGGCGGTGTAGTGCGCTTGCCGCTTCTCGCCGATGGCGAAGTCCGTGCCCATGTAGTGCAGCAGCTGCTTGGGCAGGTCGCTGGGCTTGTAGAGCTTGATCCACTCGCGCTTGAAGAAGGAGCCCGCGTCGTCGGTCGGCCGCTGCTGATAGATCGCATTCCAGTTGGCTTCCAGGCCAGCCGCGAGGAGCTCGCCGCGGCGCATCTGCCATTCCTCCAGCGTGTGGCGCTGGGGGTGGATCGCCTCGCCCTTCTTGCGCAGCAGCCGGCCGTCCAGCTGGGAATACTCGTCGGCCTCGGCGATCGCCGGGTACGCGAAGCGGTTCCAGGTGAAATGCGCGTGCCCGGCCTTCTTCGCCTCGCGCTCGGCCTTGCGCAGCTTGCCGCCCAGGTCGTTCACGTTCCACCGCGTCATGGTCAGGAAGATGCCGCCGCCGGGCTGCAGGCGCGTGGTCGCCACGTCGGTGTACCACTGCAGCGTGCGCTGTTGGTACGTCTCGCTGTTGGCGTCCTCGCGGTTCTTGACCGGGTCGTCGATGGAGAAGATGTGCGCCGGGCGGCCAGTGGCGGCCGAGCCGGCGGCAACCGCGGTGTACGACCCGCCGCGCTGCAGCGTCAGGCGGTCGACGCGCTCGGAGCCGCCGTCTTCCGAGCCGAGCACGCCCAGCGCCGCCTGGGGGAAGATGCAGCGGTAGCGCGGGGACATCATGATGCGCCGCACGTCGCGGCCGAACTCGTTGGCGAACTCCTGGCCATAGCAGCCGGTGATCCAGTGCCAGTCGGGATGCCGGCCCAGCGTCCAGGCGGGCCAGCAGCGCGAAATGATCTGGCTCTTGCCGGTCTGCGGTGGCTGGTCCCACTCGGCGTGCGGGTTGCCGTGCTCCTCGACGGCGAGCACGAACTCCTCGCAGACGGCGCAGAGCTCCTCGTGCACCCACCCGGCGGTGTAGTGCGGCGAGAACAGCTGGACGAAGGCCAGCAGCGAGTCGCGAGCTTCCTGGTCCTCGATCTCGGCGAGCTCAAGCTCTGCTAGTTGGAGCTCGGGGGAAAGGATCATAGCCGCGCCGCCGGCTTCTCTCCCCGCATGGAGCGCAGGAGGTTCGCCCGGTGCCACGCCTTGCGGTCGTGACGCGACATCGTCGCCCAGGCCCTGCGTGGCCGCCGGCTCCAGCCGCCGAGGGACGGCATCACCGCCTCCGCACGTAGCGCGCGAGCATACGCCGCCGCGACCACGGGCCGCGCTTCGGGTAGCGGATGCGCATTCCCGTCGGGCACGGGATGACCTCGTACCAGGTGGCGTAGTGGAGGCGCAGCGCGCCATCGGGGTCCCGGCGAAGCTCGCTGCTGTTACGGAGGCCCACCTTGCACCGGCAGCGCTCGCAGCGCCGTTCGTAATACGCCACCCGGTGCCCGATCGCCTGGCAGGTGCGCCCCGTGCGGATCGATCGCCGGCTACCCACGGTCGGGCGCCTCCATGTGCACCACGCGGCCGTGGCCCAGCAGGCTGCCGCCCTCCATGCAGTAGGCGACGCGCAGCAGCTGCTGGGTGGCCTCCGGCATGGGCTTCTCGCCCTGCACCTCGATGCCGGCCGCCTGCAGGATGTCGAGATCGTCCCGCGTCGAGGAGACGAACCGGCGATGAAGCGTCTGCCAGTCGCAGCCGCAGCGAGTGCACTCGAACTGGTTGAACCTGATGGGCTTGCCGGTGCTACGGCTGCGCGCCCAGCGTCGTCTGGCGACGAGGATGTGCCCGAGGCGCTGGCACGTCCGGCCGGTGCGGATGGAGCGGCGGGATGCCATCAGTCGATTTCCTCTGCCGGCCGATCGGGTAGCGCATCGATGGCATCCTCCACGATCCCCATGGCGGCGGCGTGCGCTTCCTCCTCGGTGGCGAATCCACCTCCATCCCAGGTGACGTGCGGGCTGTCGTCGAGGCTGGTCACTTCCGCCCAATACTCACTGCCCCGCTTGCTGACCTGCACGCGCAGGTTCATGGTTTTAATCCAGGACATCAGCCACCCGCCTTCGCCACCGCCTGCGCGAGCCGCTGGTGGTTCATGTACGCCGCCTCCCAGGCCGCGCGCTTCGCCAGCTTGGCCATGATCGGCACCAGGAAGCGCGGGCGGGCGTCCCCGATCTCGGCGAGCGCCTCGCCCTCGGCCAGGGCGGCAAGGGGTCCGGTCATCATCGCGGCACCCGCTGCGCTATCTCGGCGTCCATGTACGCCTTCACGCCCAGCGCGATGGCGTCGGCGACGATCTCCGACCCGCCGGCGCTGTACTCGTGCTGCAGCCGTCGCTTCGCTGCCTCGCGCGCGTGGTAGACGGGGACGGTCTGCGTCGGGTCCGGCTGGCTCTGCATTTCGCGGAAGCGCTGCACCACCACGTCCACGACGGTCGTCAGGTCGCCAGGCTGGGCGTCCTCCCACTTGAACACCAGGCCCGCCAGCCGATCCCGCGCCTCGCGGATCTCCGACGCCAGCAGCTGCGCCGAGCGCTCGGCCTTCTGCGCTGCCTGCTGTACGTGCGTGTCGCGGAGGTCGTAGCCCGGGACATATCCCTGGCGAATCGCCTCCTGCAGCAGCCCGGCCTTGTGCTGGCTGGCCTTCTTGAACTCCTCGCGCTCCCGCTCGATCTCCTTGAAGGTCTTGGCCACGTCCCCCGCCACCTCGTCGATCGGCCGACCCTGGCAGCCGACCAGGCCCTCCAGGGTTTCGCGCGCGATGCGGGCAAGCTCCAGCGAACGCGCGGCGTCGCTAGCCACCGTCAGTGGTTCGGACGGCATGGTGTCGCTGTAGAGGCGCCGGGCGAGCATGTCGCGCATTGCCAACGGCAAGCGCGCCATGCGCTGGGCCTCGGCGCGGGCCTCGTCGCGCTCGGCGAGCGCCCTCCTGTTGGCCCTGTCGATCTCGCCGAGGGCGGCGTCGTGGCACTTGCGCTCCTCCTCGGCCTGCGCGATGAACGTCCGCGCCCGGCGCAGCGCCGTCGACAGCACCACGTCGGGGTCGCTGGGCTGCACTGGGATGCACATGCGCCACTGCTTCCGGCCGGCGCACAGGTCGCCGACCAGGTCGATGGCGGCGTTGAGCTCGGCCTCGAGCGCCTTGGGGTCGATGGGCTGCGGTGACGCATTGGCCTTCCGCGCCTGTTGATCGTACGCCTCCTCATTCGGCGATGGGCGGCCCTGGTTGCGGGTATCGTTCACGGTTTCTCCGGAGGTTTCGACTTGAGCAGGGCCTGGAGCTCGGCCTTCCGGCGCGCGCGCTCCTCGGGCGTCATTTCGGCGACGGGCTTCTCGCCGAGGTGCACGTGGAGGTCGCCGCCCTTGACCAGGCCCTTGTACTTGCCGAGGAAATCGAGCGCCCACTCCTTGGAGTAGGTCTTCACCTCGAGCCCGTCCTTCGTGCGCTTGACGCCGGCGAAGATCCCGACCGCGTCGGGCGGCAACTGGCGCGTGTCGGCGACGCGCACCTTGCCCTCGCCCTCGCCCTTGCACTCGGGGCAATCCGGATTCGGCGCGCGCGTGCAATCGAAGCCGGGGCCGCCGAGCACCTTGAAGGGCTTGGGCTCGAACTTCTCGCCGCAGATCGCGGCGTGGGCCTTGCGGTCGGCCTCGTGCTCGACGTGCTGCTCCTGGGCGCCGCGGAACTCGCCATCGGTGCGCTGGTAGTTGTGGTCCTTGCCCCAGCAGTGCCGGCAGTTCACGCGCCGGTACTCGCTCAGGCTGCGCGCGTCGCCGAACGCGATCTTCGCCACCTCAGCGATGATGCGGTCGGCCGTCACCTGCTCGCGCTCCATGGCGGCGGCGACGGCGGCGGCGCGGCGAGTGCTCAATTCTTGCGCAACCTCAGCCTTTCTCACGAGCTCGGAGGCTCTGGACTCGGCGGCGCGCTGGGTCCTCGCCTTGAAGCCAGCAGCGCGGTAGGCGTCGGCCTGGCTCTTGCCGGCGAGGATGCCCTCGACGAAGCGCAGATGCCGGGCGGAGAGGGCCATTGGCCCAAACAGAAAGAGTTTCTATTTCAGCTTCAACATGAGCGGGCGAATTTCCGCACACTCCCCGGGGGTAGCCTCCGGCATGCCCACCGACGTCGACCTGGTCCTCGGGATGCTGCGCGCGAGCAGCGGCAGCCTGGTGCTCGCGCTCCAGCGCCTCACCGAGCGCGGTGGCCCCGCCCGCTCCATCGAGCACGCCAGCCAGCTGCTCGAGCAGTGGGAGCGGGCGGGGCTCATCACCCGCAGCCCCGGACGCCTGGCACCCGGGCCGGCGCTGCCCGGAAACGAGCACGCCCCACGCGGTGCGTAGGGCGGTCGTGATTGCGGCTCCTCTGCGTGCCCGAAGGCCGAGGACCAGGGCGAGCGTGAGCTACGCCACCGCCATCTCCTGCATGCAGGGCCGAAGGACCGAGCGCAAAGGCCCGGGGATCGGCGCGTCCAACCGTCGCTGGACGTCGCGCACCGTAGGCTCCTGGATCCCTTCCGCCAGAGTGCAGCCAGAGTGCAGAGTGCACCAGGAAGCGCCGGCCGCTGCCCATCACTGCCCAATTCGCGGGGGTCGGTTCGTCCTAAGTCCCTTTGTTTCCGTGACTGCTTCCCGCTGCTGCCCACCACTTCCCATGCCTGCCTGATGGGCGGCGGATTTTGAATCCGCTACGTCTGCCAATTCCGTCACTCGGCCGTTCCGTTGTAAGCTACCTGATGGCGACCAGTTGCGACTGCCTTTCTGGTTGGGATTCGGCGGGCTCGGAGTGCATAGGGAGTGCAGGGTTCGCGGCGGGCGCTGCGGCGACTGCCGGCGCGCCGCGCGCCGCCACGAGCTTGTCGAGCGCCTCGCGCGTGCGCTCGAGGTTGGTGCGGAAGTAGCGCTCCACCTGGCTGACCGTCTTGTGGCCGGTGATCTCGGCGATGGTCTTCGGGTCGACGCCGGCGGCGCGTAGCCGGGTGATGCCCAGGCGCTTCAGCGCGTAGGAGCCGCCCCAGCGCGAATCCGGCGCCGTCGGCGGCCGGCGGTCGCGGTGGCGGATCTCTCCGGGCTTCGGCGGCTTCTCCGGCAGCAGGCGCTGCGGCTGCAGCTTCCAGCGGTAGAACGTGGTGAACGGCGTGGCCTTGCCCCGCTTGTCGAGCCACGGCTCCTTGGTGGTCGGGCGCACGAAGATCGGCGCGTCCGGCGCCAGGCCCTTCACCAGCTTGGCGAAGCGCGTGGTGTGCTCCGGCGTCAGGGCGTGCACCAGCGGGTTGGCCCGGCGCTTCACCCTCAGCGTCATCGTGCCCGCCGGGTTGAAGTCGCGGGCGATTAGGCGCGCAGCGGTGATCGAGCGCCAGCCGTACGTCGCCAGGCACTCGCTCAGGAGCGCGACGTTCTCGCCGAAGGCGCGGGCGCGCGCGTGCACGCCGGCCTCGACCTCGTCCGGCATCAGTTCCACCGGGTTCTCCCGCGATGGTGGTGGGCGCATGGTGATGAACGACCGGCGGTCGAACGGCTGGTTATACTTCTCGGACGCCCACAGGTAGACGCTGCGCAGGTAGGAGAGCGGGCGCGCCGTCCCCCTCCCGCGACGCAGCGCCACCCAGGCGGTGACGCCGGCGGTGTTGACGTGGCCGGTGGTCGGCCAATTGAGCTCGTCCTCGCCGGTGATGCGCAGGATCGTCCGCTTGTACTCGTCGACCGACGCCTGGGTGATGCGACGGTCGGCCAGGCGCGAGGCGGCCCAGGCGTCGACCACCTCCGCCCAGGGCAGCGCTACGCCGGGGAGCGGGCCGTTCTTCCGGCGGCGCTTGCGCGGCGGGTGCTGCTTCTCGATCGCCTCGAGCGCGCTGGTCGCCTGCGCCTTCGAGGCGTACGGCCCCTGCGCCGGCACGGTGCCGTCGTGCAGGCGCCAGCGGATGAACCAGCGCTTGGGGCCGCGGGGTTCGAGCCAGGCCATCGGCTACTTCCAGGCGATCACGACGCCCTCGGTGATCGTCTCGTCGATGGTCCGCACCGGACCGCGGTCGGTGGCGGTGCCGACCACGCGCATGATCACGGCGTCGCCGCCCATCCGTCGCGCCTTCTGGCGCAGCTTGTCGGTGACGTAGCCGACATCGTCCGGCTCCGCCTGTATCCGGGTGAGGCCGATCTCTACGTAGGGCCGGCTGGGCTTCTCGGTGAGCACCTCGATGGGGGCGCTGTCAGGCTTTGCCTGACGTTCGATGAAGACGGCGTCGCGCTTCCCGCAGCCGAGGGTTGCGAAGGAAAGCACTGCCAGGGCGATGGTTAGAAACCGCATGGGGTCTTTTCTTGTTGAAGGTTGTGGGTTTTGTGTTGACTGGCCAGACCTCGGATACCTGTGCCTGTCGCTAGTCTCCACGATCTCACAGAACGCATTGCCCGGGTCGAGCGCGACCACGGCCGGTACCTCTCCGTCATCGCGCACCTCCGCTTGAAGGCGGCCCTACGGGACCAGGAGATTTCCTCGCTTCGAGCGCGGCTATGCGCTCTTGAAGCTGATGCATCACCGCCTGGCGCTGCCGGTCATCCTGCATGAGCTTGGCGATCTCGTCGCGCAGCTGCTGATTTTCTAATTCTTTCCGCGCCAGAGCGCGCTCAAGGCGCGCCGTCTCGGATTCGCCCGATGAGGTTACGACGCCGGCGGCGCCTTCATGCTCCGCGTCCTCGTCTGCCTCGACCCCCTCCGGCTTCCACCAACGGGGCGGCTTGCCCGTGCCGGACATCAGCCATCCGACGCTGCAATGCAGTTCCTCGGCGATCCGCCGGAAGTGGCGCGAGCGCTTCACCTCGCCGATGAGGATGCGCTGGAGGTTCTGCGGCGACATGCCGACGCGACGCGCGAGCTCGGCCTGGGAGATGATCCCCAGCGCTTCTATACCAGCGCGAATCCTGTCCCCCGTGGCCACAACTGGTTACGTGTAGCCATTGCATAGCCAAAGTTCCATTTGATTTACTGAGTAGGTTTGGCTATGTTCTGGCTATGGACCACCCCATCGACCCCAAGACGGCGCGCGAGCGCAAGGGCCTGAGCCGCGAGCAGGTCGCGGTCAACGCCAGCATCGCCTACCACACGGTGTGCCGGTGCGAGCAGTCGGGCAAGTTCCCGGCCCGCCCGCTCTGCCGGCGTCGCTACCTCTCCGCCCTGGGGCTTACAGAGGCGGACATCACGCCCAAGCCGGTGCGGGGTGCCCGGTGAACGTCCGCCCCTCGATCGCCGCCCGCGCCCTGCGCGTCAGCCGCCGCACGATCTACACCTGGACCGCGACCGGCCACATCCCCCGCGACTGCGTCGAGTTCATCGGCGGTCGCGCGCGCTACTCGCTCACGCGGTTGGCGGCGCATGGCTTCGATCTCGACCAGCGGGTCGTCGCCGAGTTCACCGGCGCGCAGCCGGCCGGGAGCGCGGCATGAGGCCCGCCCTGGATGAGATGACGATCCGGATCACGGCGGCGCGCCCGCTGCCGGTGACCACTGCGGCGGGCGTGCGCGCGTACCAGCGCCGTGCCACCGCGCAGACGGATCGCCTGCCGGTCGCCGTGCCGCGCAGGCGTGGCGCCAACGTCATCGACGGAACGCGGTTCCTCGTCGCCCTGGGCGAGAAGCTCGACGCGCAGCGCGATCCCGTCGTCGGCTGGCTGGTGCGCGGCGCACTCGTCGTCTCTGCGCTCGCTGTCGCCGTGTCCTGGTTGATTCCCTGAAACGAACGAACCCCGCGGCGCGCAAACGCCCGGGGTTCATGACCGAAAGCCCTCTGGAGGCTCCGATGGACAAGAACCTACCCAAGAACGCGGGAGCGGCAACGAATGCCGGGGAAATCTCGCACACTCCGGCGCCGTGGTTCTTCGACCGCGATTCCGGCCGCATTCTCGACGGCGCTGGGTGCGTGGTTGCGACGCTCCGCGTACGCGCCCTGCCGGTCGGCCGCCATCCGATGGATGCAGCTGACGGCCAGGTGCTCGCTCCCGCGCCCAAGCTCCTGGCGGCGCTGCGCGCCTGCCTGTCGGTCCTGCCCTACGGCAACGAGTCCATCGACCTCATGGCGTTTGCCGCGATCGCCCAGGCCGAAGGGCGCGCGCCATGAGCTACGACCCCCTGGCCGCCTTCGCGGCGCCGATCCAAGCCGTGTACGCCGCGATGGAGCGCGGCCCCGTCGAGGACGACGAGCCGCTGCACCACGAGCAGATGGACCATAGCTGCCGCGCCTGCGGCGGCTCCGGCGGCGGCGACGAGTCTCACCTGCACTGCGGCTCCTGCCGCGGGACAGGCATCGACCCCGCCGCGAAGCGTGCCCGCGATGAGGCCCGCGCCGAAACCCTCGCCGAACAGCGCGCCGAGCGCCGCTGGAAGGACTGATCCCCATGAACCTCCCCGCCATCGCCACGGGCGACGTTTCCCCCTACACCGCCGACGCCGTCCTGCGCCAGGTCGCGCTGATCCAAGAAATCGCCACCAAGGTGATGAAGGACGGCGAGCACTTCGGCGTGATCCCCGGGTGCGGCGACAAGCCCGCGCTCCTCAAGGCCGGCGCCGAGAAGCTCCTGTTCACCTTCCGGCTGCGCGCCGAGCTTGAGGTGCAGCAGGCCGACTTCGAGAACGGCCACCGCGAGTACCGCATCACCGCGATCATCAAGGCCGCCGACGGCACCGTGGTCGGTCACGGCGTCGGCATCTGTTCGACGCTGGAGGCCAAGTACCGCTGGCGGAAGACCGAGCGGATCTGCCCCGAGTGCGGCAAGGCCACGATCATCAAGGGCAAGAAGGAGTACGGCGGCGGCTGGCTGTGCTTCGCCAAGAAGGGCGGTTGCAACGCCAAGTGGCCGGACGGTGCCGAGGAGATCGAGGCGCAGGTCGCTGGCCGCACCGAGAACCCGGACATCGCCGACACCTACAACACGGTGCTCAAGATGGCCAAGAAGCGGGCGCTGGTCGACGGCGCGATCACCGCGTGCGCGGCGTCCGACTTCTTCACCCAGGACATCGAGGAGCTCCAGGGCCAGATCGACGAGGGCCAGCGCCAGCAGCAGGCCAAGGCCGACGGCCAGGCGCACGCCGAGCAGTCGGCGGCGGCGCGCCCTACCGCAGCGGCGGCGGCAACCCCGGCCGTCGCCAATGGCACCCCGGCCACCTCGCCGGCCCAGCCGAAACCTACGGCGACGACCACGGCGACCGCTGACCGCGTCATCACCAAGCAGGAGGTCGAGGAGGTCTACTTCGCGGTGTTCGGCCCCGAGGGGTCGATCGGCAGTCAGTACGAGGAGATCGGCCGCGTGCTGTGGGAGTCGGTCAAGGCGCCGCAGACCATGGCCGACCGCCTCGCCCTGCTGCAGCAGGTCCGGGACGACGTCGCCGAGGTGGTGAAGCGCCTGGGCGCCGCGGGCACCAAGATGGTCCGCGAGCTCTGCGCCGAGCCGCTCTACGGCGCCGGCAACCGCCCGACGCGCGAGCAGGCCCGGAAGTGGGCCGAAGCGCTCCACGAGATGGTCACCAGCGGCGTGGTCCCGGCCACGGCCGACGACGACCGCGCTCCCGTCTGAACCTCCACCCCTGACCCTGCGAGATCCCCATGGCTGGCATCACCATCAAGAACCCCCTCCCCGCCGAGCTCGTCGCCCTCTCCGAGGAGACGATCGAGAAGCGCGACAGCCTGCTGGAAGCCAGCGTCGCCGCGCGGCGCGCGATCACCGACGAGGCGAGCTACCGCTCAGCCAACGCGGTGTACAAGGACCTGCACGCCTTCGGCCGCGCCGTCGAGGCCGGACGCAAGGATCTCAAGCGTCCGATCCTCGACATCGGTGCCGCCCTCGATGCCGCCGCGCATGAGGCCATGGAACCGATCGACGCGGAGAAGCAGGCGCTCGGCCGGGCGATCGCCGACTACGAGCGCATCGAGAACGCGCGCCGCGAGGAAGAGCGCAAGAAGGCCGAGGCGGAGGCGCGCGCCCGCGAGGAGGCGGAGCGCAAGCGGCTCGAGGAGGAGGCCCGCCAGCGCGCCGAAATGGACGCGCCCCCCGGCGCCCCGGTGCAGGAGCCGGACTTCGGCGCGATCCCGACGGTGCGGCCGATCGCCCCGGCCCCCACGCCGGCGCCGCTCAAGGGCGCGGTGCGGACCAGCGTGCGTAAGAAGGTCGTCATCACCGACGCTAGCAAGGTGCCGTTCGAGATGAACGGCCTGCGGCTCTGGAAGGAGCCGGACCCCAGGGCCATCGAGATGCTCCAGAAGCAGGGCGTCACGGTGCCGGGATGTGAATACGTCGATGACGTCGTGATCGGCGCCAAGGGCCGCTGACCTACCCCTGCCACCCCTACCGAAAGCCGCCATGCGCCTGTTCACGTTCGACACCGAGACTACCGGCCTGGAGCCGGGAAGCCGCCTCCTGGAGCTCCACTCGTGCCTCCTGGCCGAGGATGGATCCACCGCGGCCGAGTTCACCGCCATGGTGAATCCGGGGATGCCGATCCCGCCCGACGTCACGGCCATCAACCACATCACCGATGCCATGGTGACGGGGTGCGACGACGCGCGCGCCGTGCTGCACCGCTGGCTGGACTGGCTCGACGAGCATGAGGCGCGGGTCGGGGTCGCCCACTTCGCGCCTTACGACGTCGGAATCCTCGGGTGGGAGCTTGGTCGTGCTGGGCTGCGCCAGCCGGACATCGACATCATCTGCACCAAGTCGATGGCGGCGGCGATCAAGGCCACGCCCAAGAATAACCTGCAGGTGCTGGTCGAGCACTACAGCATCAAGCGCCTGGGCGACGCCCACCGCGCTCAGTCGGACGCCGACGCCTGCCGGCAATACTTCCTGCTCGCGCGCGACATCGTCGCCGCCAGTGACCACCGGTCGCGCTGGGCGCCCGAGTACGGCTACCCCACGCAGCTGCCGCCGGCGCTGGCGGGCATCGACAAGGCTATCGCCGATGGCAGGGAGTTCGCCTTCGGCTACGTGGACGCCAAGGGCGTGCGCACCGATCGGGCGATCATCCCCTACGGCTACGCGCAGACCGCCAACGGCATCGCCTTCCATGGCCTGTGCCTGATGCGCAAGGAGCGGCGGACGTTCCTGGCCGATCGGGTGCAGAATGCCGCGGCTGCGGGCGCGGGCTGATCATGCCCACCGACACCGCCCAGGCCGAGGCGCTGCGCAACCAGTTCGCAGCTGCTGCCCTCCAAGGGATGCTCTCCAATTCGACCCACCTGGAGGCCATGGCTCGCGAAGCCATCGCCGAGCACGGGAAGGTCGAGGCGCCGGGGGTCGTCCGGCGAAAGCTGGTCGAGACGTCCTTCAAGCTGGCAGATTTGGCGGTCTCTGAGGCCGAGAAGGCGCGGGGTTGACCATGGGCATTCGCGACGTCAGCCGCACCGAGTACGCCGTCCACGGCATCCCCACCCACGACGAAATCAAGATGGGATGCCTGCAGCGGATCGCAGATGCCACCGAGACGATGGCCAAGAGCTACACCGCCTTGGTTGCGGATCGCGACCGCCTGCAGCGCTGGTACAACGACGAGCGGGCGAGCAACGACCGGCTGCGGCGACGCCTGGCCGCCTTGCGCGGCGTCATCACCCGCCAGAAGCGGGGCCGCCGGTGAGCGACGCCACCCAGCGCCCAATCCGCGGCAGCGGTGACCGTGGCCTCATCCTCGCCGAGGCCCTGCGCCTGCGCAACGTGGCCACCGAGGTGGAGCGCTCGCTCGCCGACTGGCAGCCGCCGAAGGGCGGCGAGGCCACCGCCGACCACGTCCGCGAGGAGACACGTGCGCGCATCCGGCGCTGGCGCGAGGAGGCCAAGGCGCTCGAGGACCACGTCGCTGCGTACGACCGGAATCGGTCGGCGCTGACGCCGGGCGAGATCGATAGCGGCATCCGAGGGACAACACCGTGACCGACCGCCCGATCCTGTTCAGCGGGTCGATGGTCCGCGCGCTGCTCGCCGGCACCAAGACCCAGACGCGGCGGATCATGAAGCCGCAGCCGACCCGCGAGTGGGCGCCGAGCGGCGGCTGGATGGAGATCCACGGCCGCGACAAGCACGGCGAGCTCGACCCAGACCGCGTGCTCGGCCACGGCTACTGCAGCGACGACGGCGAGGAGGGCTACGCGAGCCCGTACGGTGTGCCCGGCGATCGCCTGTGGGTGCGCGAGACGCTGCGGCGCTCCGACTTCGGCTGGTACTACGGCGCCGACGTCGAGCCGCTGAAACTGGCCCCGGAACTTCGCGCGGTTGCGACGTCCTGGGCGCATCACAAGGAAGGCGACGTCTGCGTCTCCATCCACATGCCGCGCTGGGCCTCGCGGATCACGCTGGAGATCACCGGCGTGCGCGTCGAGCGACTGCAGGACATCAGCGAGGACGACGCGGTGGCCGAGGGCTTGGCGCGGATCGCCGTCACCAGCGACACCACCGGCACGCGCGAAGCCTACCGGCAGCTGTGGAACGAGATCAACGGCGCCGGCGCATGGTACGCCAACCCCTGGGTGTGGGTCGTCGGGTTCAAGCGGGCGGAGGGCTTCGCCCGTGACTGAGCGCTCCCTCCCCCACCTGCGCAGCCACCAGCGCGGGCGCTCCGGCGAGCAGGCTGCCGCCGAGTGGCTGCGCTACATGGGGCTGCAGCACGTCGTCAGCATCGAAACGGGTATGCGGAAGATCGGCGGCGAGTGGCGCCACGCGCGCCCGGTCGCCGGCGACATCCGCGCCGTGATCCCCGGCAGCGGGCGCAGCGTGCTCGCCGAGGTCAAGGCCCGCCAGAACGCGCTGGTCTGGAGCGATCTGGCCGTGCACCAGCCGGTCAACCTGGACGAGCACGCGCGCGCCGGTGGCGTCTCGCTCCTCATCTGGCGCCACCGCAGCGGCGTGGCGGTGATGCTCTGGCGTCCGCCGGGGTTCGGCCCCGGGCAGCGCATGACCGTTCCCCAGGCCGAGGCGCTGAGCCTCCCGCGCTTCTTCTGGCAGGGCGAGATCCCCCAGCCTCCGGCAAAATGACCGATTCCGCCATGCCCGCACCATCCAACCGCAACAGCTGCAACAGCGAGGACGACGTGGACGGATTCGGCTTCTTCCGTGCGCTGGTCGTGGCGCTGCCGATCGGCGCCGCCGTATGGGGTGCGATCGTCGCTCTGGTGGCAGTGCTGCGATGAGCGCCGCCGAGCAGGAGACGATCGACTACCACGCCCAGGGCTGGACGGCGAAGCTCGGCCGCGTGCCGGCTGATGAGCAGGGCCGCTGCTCCTGCAAGGAGCCGCCGCACGACGCGACCTACCGCGCGCGCTGGACGCACCGCGATGGCCGCGTGCGGGATTCCATGCTCTGCCTCAACCGCGCTGCGGCCTGGGCGGCGCGCCATGGCCTTACCTTCCCCTGTGGCACCTGGAGAGACGAGTGAAGCAGCTAGGCATCCCCGGCATCGCAGGCGTCCTGCCTGGCGAGTTGATCGTCGACCTGTTCGCTGGTGGCGGAGGAGCCTCGGCCGGAATCGAGCAGGCGCTCGGGCGCCCGCCGGACATCGCCATCAACCACGACCCGCACGCCGTGCAGATGCACGAGCGGAACCACCCTGCCACGCGCCACTACTGCGAGAGCGTCTACGACGTCGACCCGCGCAAGGCGACGGGCGGACAGCCGGTCGGCCTGCTCTGGCTCTCCCCTGACTGCCGGCACTTCTCGCGAGCCAAGGGCGGCGCTCCGGTGTCGCCAGCGGTGCGCGGGCTGGCGTGGATCGGCCTGCGCTGGGCGAAGTACGCGCGCCCCCGCGTCGTCTGCCTAGAGAACGTCCCCGAGTTCCTGACCTGGGGCCCACTGCTGCCGGACAGCCGCCCGAACCCGGAGCGCGCCGGGGAGACGTTCGCGGCCTTCGTCCGCGAGTGGAAGCGCTACGGCTATACCGTCGAGTGGCGCACGCTGATCGCCGCCAACTACGGCGCGCCCACCACCCGCAAGCGCCTGTTTTTCGTCGCGCGCTGCGACGGCGAGGCCGTCCAGTGGCCGGAGCCGACCCACGGCAAGCTCGGCAAGCCCAAGCCATGGCGGGCAGCGGCTGAGTGCATCGACTGGTCGATCCCCTGCCCGTCGATCTTCGAGCGCAAGCGCCCGCTCGCGCCGGCGACCTGCCGACGGATCGCGCGCGGCATCGTTCGCTATGTGCTGCAGGGCAAGCCGTTCCTGGTGCAGACCGCCCACGGCGACCACGCGCAGCGCCCTGGCGACCGGACGCACGACCTCGCGCAGCCGTTCGGCGTCGTCACCGGCAGCAACAACCATGCCCTGGTGGCGCCGACACTGGTGCAGACCGGATACGGCGAGCGCGAAGGGCAGGCGCCGCGCTGCCTCGACCTCCAGGCTCCACTGGGCACCGCACCTGCGGGTGGCTGCAAGCACGGCCTGGTCGCCGCCTTCCTGGCCAAGCACAACGGCGGCCACGAGGCCACGGGGCAGGCGCTCGCCGAGCCAATCCACGCCATCACCGGCCGCGACACCAAGGCGGTGGTCGCGGCGCACCTGTCGGTGTTCCGGCAGAACAGCAACGGTCAGGGGGTCGACGAGCCGATGCGGACGTTGACCTCGGGTGGAGGCCGCGGCGGCGGATCCATGGCGCTCGTCGCCGCGTTCCTGGTCCAGTACTACAGCCAAGGCACCCAGGACCAGGCGCTCGAGGGGCCGCTGGCCACGATCGTCACCCGGGCGCGCCACGGGCTCGTCACCGTCAGCATCGACGGCGCGGATTACGCCGTGGTCGACATCGGCATGCGGATGCTGGAGCCGCGCGAGCTCGCCAACGCTCAGGGGTTCAGCCCGGAGTACGTGCTCACCGGCACCAAGTCCCAGCAGATCGCCCGCATCGGTAACAGCGTCTGCCCTCCAGTCGCTGCGGCGATGGTCGGCGCAAACCTCAATCCCCGCTTCCCGCGGGCGGCGGTGGCCTAATGGCTCGTTCTGGCTTCTTCCTGCAGTTCGATGTGGTCGACAAGCACACCGACGCCGACGACGCGGCGCTGGTGACGTGGCTGCGCTTGGCGGTGATCAGCGCCCGCGCCCTCAACGGCGGCCGGTTCGTCGCCGCCAAGACCTGGAACCCGACCGGCTGGGCTCGGGTCGCTGGCGTCATCCGCAAGGAGGTGGACGGCACCGTGGCCGCCGGCCTGGCCCGCTGGGAGGGCGAGGACCTGGTGCTCGAGCACTACGACCACCAGGGGGAGGAAACATGGCGCCGCCAGTCCGAGCGTGGCCGGATCGGGGCGGAGATGACGAACCGCCAGAGGCGGACGCCTCTCCCGGACGCCACTCCCGTAGATAAAGCGCGCTCGCCAGAGGCGGACGCCTCTCCCGGACGCCAGAGGCGCGAGCCTGATGCGTCGCCAGGGGCGAGCGCGCACAGCACTGCATTGCAGAGCACTGGAGAGAATCCTACGCCGTCGCCGCCGGTGGATCCCGCACGCGCACCCGCGAAGACGGCGTCGAGCGGCGGCGCGACCAGGGTTCAAGCCGTCGAATCCCAGGCGATCCTGGCGGCGCTGGACGCCGGGGACCTGCTGGCGCTGGTCGGGGCATTCCGGGCCGATCCCAGCGACCGGGACGGCTGGCTGCGAGAGACGGACGGCTGGACGCTGCGGATGGTCGCGCACGTCCTGGCGTGGCGCCGGCGGCTCAGGAACGCGATCCGGCAGCCATCGGGGTTCCGACAGGCCCGGGAGCATTGGGGCAGCCAGAGCGCCGACGATCGGGCGGCGATCTGCCAGCAGAACCTCACCGAGCTTAGGATCCCCATGCCCAAGGCGTTCCAGGCGGGGTCAGCATGAGCCATCGACCGGTATCCGTCCGCTCCCAGCGCGCGCGTGCGCGCATCCCAGCTGTGACGGCCCGCCGCTGCCGCGAGCTCGCGTACCTCGATATGGACGGCCGCTGCCGCGAGGCCGGGCTGGTGACCCTCAAGGAGTTCGCCTTCGCCGCCGAGATGAGCATCGACGTCGCCTGGAAACGCCTGCAGCGGCTCTGCGCCGTCGGCCTCGCTGAACGCATCGGCCGCGGGATCTACCGCCTCTCCGACCCCAAGGAACCCACCCCATGAGCGACACGTTCACCGTCACCGAGGCCGCGAAAGCCGCCGGCCTGAGCGACTCCGTCCTGCGCATGTGGGAACTGCGCTACGACTGGCCGAAGCCGAAGCGCCAGCCGAACGGCTACCGCGCGTACACCCATGCCCAGGTCGAGCAGTTGAAGGACGTCGCCGCCGCGGTGAAGGCCGGAGCGTACGTCGGCGACCTCCTGCGAACAGGCTTCCCGATCATCCCCCGGCCGCCTAAGCCCAAGGACCAGCTGCAGGAGACGATCGAGGACCTCCATCGCCAGGTCGCGCTGCTGCGCGAGGTGGTGATGATGGACCCCGGGCGGCGGTTCAGCGACCTCGGCGAGCACCTGGTGCGCGTCGCGCTCGAGCGGTCGCGAGCCAGCCAGTCGTACCTCGACCGGCTCAAGGCCACGCTAGGCCCAGCGATGGCGATCACCCATGACGACGGCTGCGCGTGTGGCCAAGACGGAGACCATGACCATGCCCGCTAACCGCCCCAACCCCCCGCGTCCCGCCAAGCGCCAGCGTAAGCCGGTGGAGTGCTGGGCGGTGGTCCGGCACCTGGAAGTCGTTGCGCTCTACCCCAGAGAGATCACCCAGGAATGGGCTGACGAGCGATGGTCGGAGTGCCGCGTCGTGCGTCTCCGCGAAGTCACCGACTCCCACCCGCACGCGCCGCAGCAGCGGGAGGTGAAGCGGTTGAGGGACGCGATGGAGCACGCGAGGCGCTACGTCGTCAACGCCGAGGAGGACGTTCGCGGCTACGGGCACCGCAACACCGGCGCAGCCCTGCGAGCAGCCATCGACATCCTCGACGCAGCCCTCGCCCCGAAGGAGAAGCGCCGTGGGTGACGACAAGCAGTACCGGCCAGGCAGCAGAGGCCACTACCTTGAGCGCGAGCGTGCACGGCTCGTCGAAGCTGTTGGGCTCCAGGGCCTAGATGACGACGAGGATACCGACGACATCGACGTGAACACCGCGCTCTACGGCACCGCTGCTGACATGATCGCCAAGCTCAGGGCCGAGCGCGACCTCGCCAAAGCCGAAGCGTCGTCCATGGATCGCCTCGCTGATGAGGCCATGGCCGAGTGCCACAAGATGAAGGCCGACCTCGCCGCGGCGCTCCTCGACCTGGCCGACGCACGGCACGAGATGACCAGCGCCATTGAGCGCGCGGCATCGGAGCGGCACGTCTGCGAGCAGGCGGAACGGGAGCGCGACGCGGCGGTGAAGGCGCTGCGCCTGATTGAGCGCGAGACCTTCGACGCCATGGAGGGTGCCGGTGAGCCTGAGTATGGCCACTACGCTCGGTGGTGCGCCAAAGCACACGAAGCCCTCCCCACCCCCGCCACCGGCGAGACGAAGGAGAGCAAGTGAGCCCGAACCTTCCGACCCTCACGAAGCGCACGCCCATGCGCCCGGTCCGCATCGATGCGCTCTGCGACTGCGGCGGGGTCTACAAGCCTGCCGGCTACAGCTTCCCGACGTTCCCAATGCTCTACGGCCACCGCTGCGACAAGTGCGGGAAGGACGCGAAGTTCCGGCGGGAGTACCCGGCGATTGAGTACGAAGAAACCCCCGCCACCGGCAGCGGAGACGGGCGATGAGCTACAGCGCAGACCCAAACCGTTCCGTCCACGCTGATGGGACCGGCATCTACCTCCGCGCGAAGCGGGGCGACAAGTGGGACTCCGTCGACAT